CCGAACCCACATAACGATCAACACCAGAAGCAGCGGCACAATCGACACCCAGTGCCGCTGAAACATTTGCATTTCGGTTGCCTCTGGATTGCGTATCCAGTCTGCCAGGATGATGAGTGCAGCCACATTGAGCAGCACAACCTGTATAATCATTGCGGTTCTCTGTGTCATCACGTCACAATCTTGAGCGTACCGCCATCATTCCAGAACGCCCCGGTGGGCAGGCCGCTTGCCGACGTGGGCAGGCTTGGAGCCACGACGTAATTGTCGGTAAAGGCGACTTGCGGAACGCCGATGTAACTACCCTGCGTATCTGGGCAAACAATCCTGAGATTGCGATTGACATTGACGTCCCAGACGGTATCAGCAATGATCTGGGTACCCACGGCGTAGCAGTCGCCCGAACTGCCCATCTTGATGCCCACCGTACCGCTATGGCTGCCTGTTTCCAGGATGTGCCCAAACCGCACAATCAGGCTGCTATTCACAATGTTCCCCGCGATGCCGAGCGCGTTGTCGCCTGCGAGGTACAAATCCTCTACATTGACATGCAGATGCCCCTGCCCGACCGTGCTGTCGCCGATGCCCTCCCCATTTTGAGGCACCCATATCTTCGGCGTGAACAGAAAAAAGATACCCGGTGACGACGTGTTCTTGACGCAGAACGTGTTGACGATGCTACCCTGGCCGGGCTGCTCAGCGCCGGTTGCGCCCGTCCCGTCCACCTCGTTGATGTAGCAGAACGACGTGTTATCACCAGATGTTTTATCCAGCAGCGTTGTGCCGTTCGCAGTCGCTGAGATGCGAAACAACCGAAGCTGTACCTCATCCCCGAGCGTGACCGTGCCGCGTACCGTGGCGAGCGGCCCGTCAATATCCACATAGTCAGGCTGTGCGATGTTCTCGGCGTACTCGCCGCTATCCACGATCACAATCGACACGCGACTATACAGCCCTGGCGACAGTGCCGACGCTGCGGTAATCGCCGCGCCGATGGTGAGGAATGCCGTTTGCGGGTTCGTGCCGTCGTTTGTGTCGGCGCCGTGTTTCCCGACGAACAGCGTACGCTGATACGTGGCAAATGATACACCGTCACGGATGGCAGCAATGGACGTGCGTTTCGTACTGCCAGTGCCACCCGCCGATCCCTGAATGGGCAGGTAGTCATCATCCGCAGGCGTCAGGTCCTCGGTGAGCTCAATGATTTGTGTCAGTTCGTTCTCAGCCATCACACCACCCACAACCCGACGCCGCCGTCGGTTGCAATGATTGCGTCGCCGTCCGTTGCGAGCGTCGGAATGCTCGCCAGCGTCACCGTATCCAGCTCGCCACGTACAATCTCAGTGTCCAGATACGTGCTGCGGGTCTGCGGATCAGTCTGGACGCCCTGAATATCGTATGCCTGCCCGTCTGACACAAAGCGCATACGCTCTTCTACCTCCGGATAGGCGCCGCGCAACGCGATGCGATGCGTGATCGTGCCATATGTTTGCTCTGCGGTGTCTGTCTCACTCACCGCAACAGGCGAGACACGGCACGGAACGTTGATCAGGCGACTGCTGATCAATTGCCACGCCTCTACCGGCTGCCCATAGGTGTCCTGTGCTGTGTTGAGGCGCTGTACCGTGCCAACTTGCGGATAGAAGTCTGCCAGGTTGCGCAGCAATTTCGGATGTATCAGGTGACGTCGCGCAGCCATTCATTCATCCATATCTCACGAGCGGCAAACTCGCTCACGTTCTGCTCGGCAATGTCCCAGGCGGTGCCCTCGCGGGCTTCTTCTTCGTCTGCCAGCCGCCGCTGATGTTTTGCCTGTGCTCGAAACTCTTCCGCCAGTTGCGCGCCATCGGTTGTAATGTCCAGTAGTTTGATGACCTTCTGGATATACAACTCGCTTCCGGCCACCGTCTCGTATATGCGGGCAATGGCGCGCCGCATGTTGCTGCCCTCGAAACTAAAGAATACGTCATACTCTTCATCCGTGAAAACCGGATCAGTCGTGTCCGTGTCCTTCAGTGCCAGAAGGCGAAGATTTCCGACGGTTGTTCCTGGTACGTACGTTGCTGCCATCGCGTGCAGGCTCCTGTAGTCTCATCTGCCCCTCGGGCGGTGCGGGCGGCGCTGGTTTTAACGCCGCCATTTGTGCCCTGAGCGCCTGGAGTTCTGCGAGTATCGCGTCCAGACGCTCATCAGTGCCGTTTGTTGCGGGCTGCATTACGAGCCGCTTCCGTTACTAGCCACCGTGCAGCGGAAGTCCGCCAATTGTCCACCAAAGACGTGCATCACGCCCCACTCGTAACTATTGCTGTCGAACGAACCAATGGGGATTTCAGTGTTGCCCGTCAAACTCACGGCGTCCGGTCGGCGACGGAAGATGGCAGGCGCGCCTCCCAGAAGCGACAGGAAGCCCACTTCAATCGCCGGACGTCCGCTTGTGGGCGACGCGAACAGATACCAGGACGTATCACCGTTGCTGTCGGCAATGTACGGCAGCCACGGGTTAACCACAATCTGCGTTTTGTTCGCCATCCAGTTTGCGGTAACAATCCGCTGCTCATCCGCAGGAGCAGACACAGCACCCTGGCCCACCAGGCCGATCTCCAGTTGTGTCGCGTTGAGAATGTTGCGCGCTGTGATCTCCAGTGCAGGCGGCACCACGAGCGTCACGGCATCGATGAAAATTGGCAGGCCATTCTCGTCGGTTTGATTTTTCAACACCTGGTATGCAGTCTGGAGTGCGCTGATCGAAAGTTCCGGGTTGCTCGTGACCACGTTGTTATTGGTTGCGTTGTAGACAGCCGCGAGCGGCCCCGACGTACCTGCGTACAATTCAGTCACGAACTTCTCTTCACTCCGACGGGCGCCTTCTGCGAGGCTAGTGGGCAAAATGTCAAACGCACCCAGATCGTCATTAACCAGCGTTTCCATCGTCATCTGAACTTTGCCGACATATTTCTTGACGGCATAGTCGGCAAGTTCACGATCTTCCACGGCCCTATAGCCCACGCCGGTCGTGCCTTCGGGCGCCTCTACCAGGAGCTGATTACCTCCAAATGTAGCAAGCGTCTTGACATTGCGAAAATCGGGCACCATGCGTTGTTGGGCATAGGTCGTCCAGTTTGTACCGTATACCATATACGCAGAGGCCAAGCGACGCGAGAGAATATCCCCAAACAGATTGGGAAAATCACTCGTGCTCATTGCCTCACGAAGCGGGATGCGCGAGCGGCGTGCTTGCAGATCGTTCAGGTACGTTTGTGCTTCAATGAGTTTTTGTTTGTATTCGGTTGTGTTCCGGTTAACCTGTGCGTGTTGGCGTGCCAACGCTTCAAATGTCGCCACGTGTGCATTGTTAGCCTCCATCAGGCCCGTAAATTCAATACTCATTATCGCACCCCCCGCGCTGCAATTTTGGCGCGCTGTTCATCCATGCCGCTCACCCGAAACGCCTCCTCAAGTTTCGCTTCAAGATCGGCGTCCGTGAGCACAGCAGGCGCGCTAGTGCCCATCCCGCGAATAATGCCCGATGGCGCGGCTTCTGCCAGTTCAACCCAGGCCACGTCGCTCGCCTCTTTGATGTGCTTGCTGAACTCGGTGTAGTCGATTGCCATACCATCCTCGGTAAACGGGATGGTGCGTTCCAATTCACGCGACAATCGGGCGACCGTGCGCTGTGGCAGGTTGCTGTCCAGGCGCTCCTGAATATAATGCCGTGCCTCAGTCAGCAGGCGCGCCTGTCGCTCTGCCTTCAGCGCCTCTTCCAGTTCCGTTCGCACATTGACATGTGCCTGATTGGTTTCCTCCAGACGGGCAAGCCGCTCCTGGAGTGCCGTGAGTTCCTCTGGTTTCACTTTGCCCCTCCGGACTTTTTCAGTTGGTTTATCCTGGCGCCCTTCCACCAGGCGCATGACATTTGTGCCATCGTTTGTGTGCGCTTCCATCAGGCGCGCCACTCTTCCGCCCGCGCCTGCACGCGTGACGAAATCCACACTATCGGCCCTGATTAACTGCTCAATAATGCGACCCTTGCGCCCATCCACCTCGCCAGTGCGGTATGCACCGTGAGCGCGAATGGATACGTCCAAATCCTCGCCAATAGCCGCAATGAGCGGGCGATGATTGTTGTAGTATTCGATATCGGCATACAGGCCGTCATCCATCCACACCGCGTCACTAGCCAGTTTGCCTGCCAGATCGCGGATGTCGCGTTCGGGCCGTTCGGCTTCCTCGGTTTTTGTCGGGTGATTAAGATACAGGTGTGTGCCAGCCGTGAACACGTTCGGCCCGTCGCGGCGCAACACTTCTGCCGGATAGTAGCCCATAGCGCCCCAGCCAGGCGTGATGATGCGGATGAGGGCGCGCCCGTTGCGCTCCTGCTCGCGCAGTTTCGTCTCGGCCAGAAACGACGCCTCTTCCATCTCATCGTCTTTGTACGCCTCATCGGGCGTCATCTCGTCTATCATCTCTTGCAGCATCTTCATGGCGTCCATCACGCGCTGCATGTTGCGCTTGTTGAGTTTGCGCCCCGCCTCCTCGATGGCGTTTTCCAGAGACGCGGCAGCCTCTTCCGCCTCGGCATAGGCATGGTCATTGCACACCATGTCGTTTGCTGTCTCAAAGTCAAAGCGAGTGCAAATATCGTTCTGCCGAAACTCGCAATTCCCGCAACGCGCCCGCCCATCAGCGGCGCGATAGTTCGGCGCGTCTTCCTGCGCTTCAGTTGGCGTGCTTTCCTGTTCTCTGTCCATCTGTCTTGCTATCCTCTCCGACCATCGGCGCCCGGCATCGCCGCCCCACAAATCCCAGGCAATGCGCCACGTCGTCGGCTCGCCATCTTCCAGGTCGTAATGCTTATCACGATTGGCGCCGTGACGGGCAAAGAACGAAACCATTCGCTGAATGGTGTCTGCCGAGATGTTACGCCCGTTTGCCAGGTCACGAGCTCGCGCAATGCCGACGTCAGTGCCGCCGCGCCCATACTCGTCTCGCCAGTCCAGCGCACGCTGTGCGGCGTCTCGGACGCCTTGCGGCGGCGTGTAACTCTCGGCTTCTCGCGACGTGACGTTGATGTCGAGAGCGGTTTTCTGATCTTCAGCAGCGGCGCGGCTGTCGTGCCTGCCCACGACCTCGCCATCGTCCTTGACGACGCACCACTCATCATCGCACTGGCGGACGGTGTAAGGCATTCTATTGGATGTGCCACACCGAGATTTCGGCGCCCGCGACACCTGCCGCCGATGCAACGCTACTCACGGCGTAGCCGAAGAAGACACCGTCAGTGTTGAGGTTGAGCGCGCTGCTTTCGGTGGCACTCTGCGTACTGTCGTAATAGATAGCGTCCCCTGCCACCACGGTCGTCTGCACGCGCCCATCATTCGGGCCGCTGTATGGGATGACGCGCAACGTTGCTACGTAATCCCCGAATAGTACAGTCGTGTCGGTTGCATCGTTCTGGCCGTCGCCTTCATCCGTGATTGCAACGCCGGTGATGCTGTTCCATAACACCGGGTCGCCGCTGGCAGGCGTCGTCGGGTGCGTCACCGTCACCGACCGTCCATAATCGCTCAGGTACTCGGTAATGTTTGTTGCCATTCGTTCCCTCCCAGAGAACAAAAAAAGCGGTGCACCCTCCCGAAGGAGAATGCACCGCTTACGTTTCCGCATTCAGTGAATATATAAAACGCCTAAAGGTTCAAGCGTAGACTATCCTTATTATAAGCGTGTAGGTATGGGTTGTCAATATTTACTAATACAACATTCGATTTCGCCGCCATCGCGCCGTTCGCGCCTGGTGAGCAGGGTACGCGGGAGATCATAACGCCGTTCGATGAGCACCGCCAGTGAGATCACCTGTGGGCGAATGCGCTGCTCAGAGGTGGGTAGCAGTTGCGCGCATTCCACAAGCGGTGGATGCAGCTTGAGCAGCGCCTCGCGGACCTTCTGTTGGTTATCCATCGCGTGCCCTCCTGTGTTGTACGGCGCAGCGACAACCGGGAAAGCGCGGCTCGTGATAGTCGCCCGACGGGAACGCTTGCGCCATTGCTATCCATCCCACTGATGCGTTCTGCCTGCACCCGTCGCTCACGCGATCATCCCCCGTCGTAATCCAGCGATGTTGCATGCGGATGCCCTCCCGCTCTATGCGCTCCGCTGCTTGACGTTGCGCGGTCCCGTATGCATTCGCCGTCTCAGTCACCGCTACCAGCTCGGCACGATTGCGCAGATGGCGCTGCGGTTTGGGCGCGCTGAACTCGGCAAAGCGGGAGCGTATCTGGCGCGCCATCTCGGTATACGATGTGCCCTGCTCCATCCCCTCAACCATTAGCGTACGGATGTAATCCCGCGTCGTATCGTTGATCATCGTGACGCGTTGCGCGCCGTAGTCGCGTAGGAATTGCACAGCCTCTGGGTTGTCAATGTCGAATGCGATGCGTAGGCCCGCCTCCCGCTGGATGTCCTCATTACCAACAATCCAGGACGCCCGCGCCGCTGCTTCTATCGGCGCCGTCATCGCCTGCTGCGTCAGGCGCACGGTATCGAGCCAGGCGGTAATCCAGATATTCTCTGGCACGCTTTCCTGAAGCGGTTCCGGGAACGCGTCTCGCAGTTTCCGCAACTCTCGCAAAAATGTATTCGATTGACGCTTGAATGCATCAGCCATAGCCCGCGACAGGCGGCGCTCAATCGGGCGCAGGCGCCGGTCGCGTTCGTTCGTGCCAAGCGCCTCGGCAATGCGTTCAACGGTAGTCACTTCCACACCCACCCCGCGTCATAATGGGCAATGCAGCGCAACATGCTATCATTGCACTCTATCGGTGTGTGATCGGGCGGCGGCGTGCCCGGCGGCGGCGTCACCTCATAGCGCCAGACGGGATACGTATAACGCTCACGAGTGTTATTGTCGAGATCAAACACCGCCCATGACGCCTCATCATCATCAATACGGCGGATCGTCCAACCACAATCGCGCAAGTGCTGAATAGCGTGCCCTGTCGAGATTTTGTCACGCTCTGTCATCGGACCGATCATGGCCCCTCCTGTTCTGGTGGCTCCGGCAACCGACGCCAGTGCGAGACGGATATGTCAGACAGCGCGTACCCGTTATCAGCTATGAAAGACAGCCCAACCCAAACGCGCTCTTGCCCATATTGCCATCTCAACACATAACGCGCTAGGTTACAACCTGCATGAAAGCTATCAACACACCAGGCCAGAACGGTTTCACCCGGTTCTGGCAAGGCATCATGGACGCTGATCCAGCCGGGCGCCTCTGGTTTGTGCTTGGGTGGCGGGGTGGCCACTCTTTTCTCAGGATTATTCCACCATTCCCATCTCATTCTACACCTCCCGCGCCGCTTCCCTGCCCTCCATATAGCCCTGTATCCAGGCAGCGAGTACGTCGTGAGAAAAACGACAATCACCCACAAACTTGACAGTATGGAATGTCTTAACATCTACAACATCAAGTTGGATACCAGGAAACCTCCTTTGTAACGCACGGTGAGCAATGCACACATCCTCGTATGATCTTAGTGCGATCAAATGACGCTTGCGACCACCGAGGATACGCTTTTGTTCGTCATTCAGTTCGCATTTTTGTTCAAATGTGGTGTTATCCATCATGCTCCCCTCGCACCGCTTCCACAATCCGCCGTGCCACCTCTTCCATACCCGGCGGCGTGCCGTCGCCGAAGTCCCCGGGCTGCCAGTCGTCGGGGTACATCGCGTCCAGTTCTTTGTCTACATCCTCAACGCCGAGCGCAACGAGGAGCAAGCGCGCTACCGTGCGAGCGCTCACGGTCTGCGATTGATGCGCCGTGGTGATCGCCTCAACACGCTCCTTTACATCGATGTTGATGATCTCTGGGAAGTCAATTACGATGCTGCTGTCGTATGGCTCGCCCGTCTCGGGGTTCGTGTTCCAATCCAGGGCGATGGTGTCTTGCCCTGGGTCGGCCTCGTCTGGCTCGCGCCGCACATCTGCCATCCCTGCCAACGCGCCGCGTGGTGCCATCGCTGCGTTCTTCACGACGTAACCGAGGATGCCTTGCACGACATTCCGCCACATCTCCTGACGGTAACGCATCATCAGCTCAGTCGGCCTATCCAGGCTCTTTGCTGTGGCGTGGTTGCCGACATCGGCGTCGCCATAGAACACCTCAGGAATACCCGCTGCCGCCGCGACCATCAACAGGAAACGACGACCATCCTCAGGCGCAACCGACAGCCCGCGAATGTTCAACGGCTCGTAATCGGCGTCCGAGTTTGCTCGAATGAACGCGCTACCGGTTGCGGTTGCCGGATTGGTTTCGCGACGATCATGGCTGCTAATCGTTGACGCCAGTTTACTTTTGGCTTTCGCAACGCCGCCCGCGCCGCCTCCCGTCGTGACCTTGACGGCAATGCGACTGACGGCCTGGGTGTAGCTGTGGATGCTCTCCAAGAACACCTTGTACGCCCGTGCCCAATCGATCTGCGCATACACCGTTGACAGACCAAACTGCCACCATGACATGCCGCCGACTTTGACGTGATAGATCGGCGCGTCCCATTCGATAGCAATGCCGTTGTAGGTGTCTGGCCTCTGTTTCGGCGTATAGCGCCAGTCAGGATAGTATGCGGCGCGGTATCCGCCTTGCGCACCTGTCTGCGTCCAGCGACGCAGGTAGTACCACGGTTCTTTTGCATCGTCTGGGTTGCAGACGATCTCTTGTATTTCATCAAGCGGCACACTCCGCACACGCACGCGCCCGCTGCGCTGGTTCGTGAACAGGACAAAGAACAGGTTGCCCGACACTTGCAAGTCAACGTCCTTGCCCATCATCGCCTGCGTTCGGGTAAGTTCGGCCTGGTTTCGCTCATCATCCCAGAACGTCTGTATCACATCGTTGATCTCAGGGTTTGGCGCGCTCACCTGCACGCCCTGCCCGAAGGTGTAGAAGGTTTTGATGTTGATGCCTCGCTGAATGAGCGGATTTTTGAGATACATCACCTCAGCAAGGTTCGCAACTTCCTGGATAGATTGCCGGGTAAACTGATCGCCGCCGCCGTGCAGTTGTTCCCATCGCGCATCTGGGCCGTACAACTCAAGCTCAAGCTCACCGATGCGGCTCTCCAGGAGAGAGGCGAGCGCTTCGAAGTACGCGCCCTCATTCGTTGGTTGCTGCGGTTGATACGGCATGCCATTCGGCAATACAAGCGTGCTCATGTGCTCACCATCCTGCTACGCTGCGAAATCACGGCCCATTATCCACATTTCAAGATGGAAGTGTAACGCATGGCAAGAAAGACGCTGATTGTGCAACTCTTGAAACCACTCGACAAACCCATGGTTAAACTTAAACGTGCCGCGAGCACTACCAACAGCAGGAATGTGTACCCGCTTTACGCACTCGTGAAACATCTTCTCAGCACGTACCCGATCATCGGTGATGATATAAAGCGGGTCTTCGTCCCAGAACGGAATGCCCTGGCACGACTTTGCGCCGTTGTAGTCTTTGTCTTTCATTCGGTCGGATGGGTGGCGATAAGACTGGCCTATCGCCATACGATCATTCTTGCGGTCACACGTCACATACACAAACCCGGCTTCAGGCGTAAACTGCTGCGGTACAGGCTCTGGTGACACCTGTGCGGGTTGTTGTGTGCTCTGAAGTTCCTGCAGCAATGTTTTCATCTCATCAAAACGGGCTGTGAATGTTTTGCCCATCTGATCAAGGCTTGCAGCCATGACACTCAATTCTCGCTGTGCCCCAACCGTGCAGTCATCGGCCTGTGGTGCAGGCAGTGCAGGCCCGCCGTGCCAATGCTCCAAAACAAAACGCAGGCACGCCAGATGCAAGGCAGGCGAAAGATACATCGCGTAGGCCAGGGCTAACTCTTCGCAGTACCAGGTAGACCCGCCGCCACGTTGCCCTTCTCTGCCGCTCTTGCGTGTCTCGGTGATTGAAGGTGCCTCAGACACCTTCAATAGTTCCTCGATAAGTTCTTGTGTTTGCTCCTGATTGAACCATTGGTAGGGTTTCTTGTGTTCCGGCGCACCACTCGCCTTGAACATCTCAGTCACATTCACCATGCGTTTACTACTCTCACGCGGGTCAAGAGGCACCTGTGCATCGGCATAGGTAAGGTAAATGTATTCCCGGTTGTCTTCGGGTATGATGTAGTCGTCTTGTTGTGGCGCAACAACAACCACCTGCTGCTGCTGCGGCTGCTGCTGCGCGTTCTGGGTAGCGCGCTTTTCCCTGTATTCCCGTTCATAGGCACGATTGCATGGGCGGCAATACGTCTGCAACCCATCACGCTTTGACTTATTCGGCTCGAACTCCGACACAGGCCGCATCGGGTCGCGGCCTTCTTTTTCGCAGCGAGGGCATTTTTTCTTCGCTTCTTGTGTTACACTAGACATAGCTTGGTGCTCCATTCACCGAGTTGCAAACGCTTGCTTGTGGTGGTTTCCAGTGCCGCCACAGGCAAGCGACAAAGAACGCTACCACAAGCATAGCACAAACGCTCATGCACTTGCAAGCACCCGCCATTGCTCACCACCCCGATATCCCTGGAATGTCATCGGCGTACCTGATGACATGTGTCTCGTGCGGCGCGGCTGTGAGATGATACGCGCCTATCGCCAAACTCATCACGCAGTCCTGCACCAGATTGCGGTCATCCCACTGGTACCCCATCAGTTCGCGGCGCTCCTGCTCTGTCCAGTCTGCCTTGAGTGTACCCTGCTCAAGCAACAGTTGCAACGCCTGAATAGCCTGCACCTTGCTCTTGCTACTCGTGACAAACGGCTCGGCAGGCACGGCAAGGTTTTCAATTAGCGGATCACCGATGCCATTGCTTTCTATCACAAGTTTTCCAGGATAGTGGTTCCATGCCTGTTCTATGTGTTGCTGTATGACAGGATACGGCAGACGCTCCAGGCGTTCGTGATAGACGCGCTGCACGGGTTGTACAGCCACATCAAAGACGTTGATGACCGTGGCATCCTGTCTACGTCCGACGTCTACACTCAACAGGTACAGACCACCAGAGTAAAATGGCTGCTCACCTACGGCACCGTGTGTGGCATTGGCGATACCCTGTTCGCTGAACACTGCCAGCCCGGACATCACAAAGTCGCATTCAAACTCCGCCGCCCATTGCTGAGCGGTGTACTTCGGTCGCTCCTCAAGGTACCATGCGGCCTGATCGTGTGGTACGCCTACCGCCTGCTCTTCTGGCGTGTAGTAACGTGGGCAATGGTGCCAGGGATGCACGAAGTAGCGGAAGCCGCTCTGCTGCCCATAGAGTTCGCTAAACAGGTTGCCGCGCCCGTTCGGTGTGCTGCCTACAACGAGGCGCCCGCCCTGAGCTAATGCCGGGCTGATGCTCTGGTAGATCTCCTCGTCATACGCAGCATAGGCGAACTCGTCAAGGTAAACGATATTCGCCGCATAGCCGCGGCCTGCTGATGGGTTGGCAGGTAGCGAGAGAATGCGGCTGCCATTCGCGAACTCCATTTCGCTCTGGTTCCGCTTGCGGAGTGCAGGCGGGTTCCGCAGGTTGTGGTAGGCCACGAAACAATAGCGCAGCATATTAACGGCGAGTGCCTGGTTACGGCTCACCAGGAGTACGGTAGATTGCGCGTCGTGGATAGCGGTGTACAGCGCCTCGATTGCGAACACCTGGCTAAACCCAATCTGACGCGCCTTGAGCACGAACCGACGCGGCTCCTCGTAGGCATCAAGGTATGCCGCCTGATAGTCGTATGGCTCGAAAGGTATCAGGCCGCGCACGGGGTGCACAAGCATCGCCTCATTGCGCGCCCATTCCAGAGGCGGGGGCTGCTCACCCGCCGCCTGTGGTGCGGCGCTGTTCGGTTGTGGCACTCGCCATTGCTGGCGCAGCCATCGCCTACTCTGTTGTGTCAGTGTTGCGGGCATGCTCTAGTGCCTCATCTATACCAAGCGCCGCGGCGTCAATGTCGGTTGCAGCCTCCAGCGATTGCGCGACCGTTCGCAAAAGTGCTGCAACGTGCTTCGGCTCGATATCTCCTGCCTTCATATCCTTGATCGTTTCGCCGAGCCGTGCCGACAGGCCCCGCCCCAACTGGCGCAACGTTTTGGCGTCCAGTAGCGCGTCTTGCCGCAATCGCTCGATCTCACTATTACGCTTTGCGCGTAGGGCGGCGTTGTGCTCTTCGAGCACCGCCGCGTCGTACTGGCGCACCCGCTCCTGCCAGTGGTGTTGTGATGACCAACGACCAATAACTGTAGAACTCTTGTCCAGCTTTTGTGCAACATCTCGCACGCTGCGTTGGCTGCCCATTTCGGCATAGGCCACAAACGCGGCGTATGCTTTGGCGCTCTCGTTGGGTAACTGTTCCGGCAGCACATCTACGCCTCTACCTTCTCCACCGTCAACCCTTCCGCCTCACATCGCTGTAGGATAATCTCGCAAAAGCCTGGATCGATTTCAATCATCCGGGCTATGCGGCCTGTGCGGTGTGCTGCAATCAGTGTAGCACCGCTACCTCCAAAAGGCACATACACCAGGCTTTCAGGTGAACTGTATTGTTGAAGCAGCGACACGAGCACATCAAGCGGCTTTTCGTGTTTGTGGTGCACGCTTGTATAGGAACTCTCGAAAAATGTTGACGGTGGCGCCCCGTTTTCTCCACGCCATTCGGCGTTGTAATAATCAATATTAAAAATCCAAATATTACGATGATGGCAAAATGGACGTTGACCGCTGTACATCCGCCCAAAATGGAATCGCCACACCAGATCAACATCAGGCCAGTTTTGCCACTCCAAACATACCGGAGATAATTCAAACGCCATGCCCCATAGGGTTATAGTACCCTGGCATAGTTCTAATGCGTCAACCTGTTGGATCACACCCATTTCATATGGCGGATCAACCTCAGAAAATGACGCCCGCTCGCCCTGCATCAACCGTTCCACTGTCGCCGGGTCGGTGCAGTCTCCACAGATGAGCCGATGCACGCCGCCGAGGAGCCACACGTCACCCGGCTGCACGCGGCACGACGCGGCCTCGTCGGGTTCAAACTCATCGCCGCCATTGCCGGGCTCGGGCAGTTCCGGCGTCAATCCATCAAGCAGCGCGCCATACTCGGCATCGTCAAACCCCATCGCAGCAATGTCAAAATCAGCCTGCTGCAACTCATCAAGCAGCGCAGCCAGTTCGGCGTCGTCGGGTTCGGCCCCGCGCCGCGTCTCGTTGTCAGCTACGAGATAGGCCATGGCCTGCTCTTCTGTCCAGTCGTCGGGAAGATGGGTTAGTTGAGTGACACGCAACGATGTATAGCCGAGATGCTGTGCAGCCAGGTACACGCCGTGGCCCGCGACGATGGTGTCGCCGTGCACCACGATAGGGCGCACCTGACCGAACTGGCGCAAGCTGGCAGCAAGCCGCTCAATCTGCTCAGGCGGGTGCTGATTGTAGTTGCGCGGGTGTGGCGACAGCGTATCAATGTCGCGTGTCTGTTCAATCGGTTCGCTCACAGACCTACCTCTTCCAAACCCAAACGATCACCAACACCGACACAATCAGAGTAGTGACCAGAAAGAGCGACATTTCATACATAGGATTGATCATGGTTGATCCGTTGGCTGCATACGCGCAATGAACGCCTGTATCTCTCGGAACAGCATCAACTGCTCACTAACGGCGTACACCGCTATCAGGTACTCACCGCGACGCTCCATTGGCAGCAGTTCGGCACAGGCGACAAGTGTGTCAATAGCGCGCTCCAGCGTGATGTGCGTGGCCTGTGTCACTCTACTGCCACCCCATAAGCGGGATTAACCCGCGTTCGGCTGCTTCATGGAGCAGCGAACGAAGATAACTCTCCGTGACAGGGTGCAGCACCATGTTCTGCCGATTTTTGGCGTACCATGTGCGTGTGTCACGGTTGCCATAGGTACGACCTGCACCAATCCAGTCAGCAACCATCTCACGTGCGTATGTCTCGGGGATGCGTAGTGGCTTGAGTTCGCCGCCGTCGCCGATGACTACCCATGCCTGCCAATGATGGCGATTGCGCTGATGATGGAGCCAGGCGTAATCAAACTGATCACTGATAGCAGCCGGATTGTACGCGCCTGTGCTGTCTCGCACATCGCGCTTGCTTCCGTCTGGGTGGTAAAACGTATGCACGTATCCGGCCCACTCTGCCGCGGTGAATTTTGACCAGTCGTGCATGATTGCGCGGTGTAACGGCACACCCATGCCGCGGCAGGCATGAAAAACATGCCATTTGTGGCGCAACAAATCTCGCAAATGGGACAGGTGTGCACGCATCCTATTGTCTTCTTTCTGCCCGCATGGGTGTCGTGGTTTCGTCGTCACTCTGCTACCACTCCGCTGCTATGAACATAGTACGTACTCTCTGACAGACGGCCCCACTGCCCGCCGTATGCCTCATCAGTCCAATCGCACCACTCTGCGATATGCAGGCGGCTGCCGGGCTGGAGTATCTGCGCAACGTTCGCGGACGGTGGCTCTGGCACCTCAGGAGCGTACCGCACATACGCCGTGATACCATCAGGCACCACATGCCAATGCGGGGCGCGTAGTTCAGGCGGCGGCCCATAGACGGCAGAGACAAATGCATCCCAATCGAGCCCTTGCGGGTCAGTCTTTCGGCCCGGCGCAATATCGCTATGGCGCACCAATTGCGGCTGTGGAATGCCGTACTCACTCACCAGTTTTTGCACGAGCCACACGGCGGCATCGAGTTGACGTGTATCGTGCGGTGTCGAGGTGTTGGGATGAGAGAGTTCAATGCCGATGCTGTGATCGTTGAGGTGGCTCGTCTGTGCGCCATCTACAATCCAGGAGGAGGCGCCAGCGTGCCAGGCGCGGTTGGTGTCGTGCACGAATTGGGTGATCCTGCCATCTGGGGAGATGTAGTAGTGAGTAGAGACGGGCGCGGCCGGATCGCCGCCATGCTGCAGCCACTCATAATCGCTCGGATGGCTTCCGGCGGTGGCGTGCATGACGACCATACGGCGAGAATTGCCGCCGATGTAGTAGTGTGGTTGCGCCATTTCCACGCGATGAATAAGATACGTCATGCTTCCCCCATCCGCTGTGCTGCCTTTTCGATGCGTTTCCACCATTGCGCCCACTCCAGAACGCCGTCAATCCATTTGTAATAGGCAACAAGTCCGCCATAGTAGGAATACCCATGCCCATCACCATGTTCCATTGGAACGTGCCCAATATTGCGCGTTGTTCTGGCGTTGCCGCGTGTACCACACTCGTTGAGTTCGTGCCAATAGGCGAGCGCCCAAGCCGGATCAATACCATAGTCCACGAGGATTTTATATGCCTCGCTGGCGTGGGGCGCGAGCGGCGATTGTGCGATCTCCAGAATGGCTGTGAAACGTTCTGGTGTGATACGCGGCGAGCCATGCATCAGGCGTCAGGCTCCTTCCATCCGGGCACATCTGTAGCCATTCTACCGTGCCGGTACCAGAGTTGCGACGCAAGTGCTGCTGCAAATCCCCACGCCGCCTGTATCCAGTCATCGCCTTGCGCATAGGCGAGCAATGCTGCCGCCGCAATGCCGATGAGGAGCGAGAGAAGCGTGCTTGTGTGGAGCGCATAACGCGGCTTGTGCAGGAGCGCATACAGCCAGGCCAGCACCTGGCTATGAGGACGTTGCGGCGGCGGCGGGAATGTGTTGCGCAGATTGGCGAACAGGATAGACGCCGCCGCGCCCGCTCCGGCCTGCGAGGCAAGATAGGCGAGTGCAGATATTAGTTCAGTCGGCATCGTTTCCATCTGGCAGTGGTCCTAGTTCCTGTGTCTCTGGCACTTCGTACGCCTGCTCGTCATAACGTGCCAGGCGATTACGGTCTTCTTCGTGTTTCGCGCTTTGTCTCTGGATTTCTAACCAGTGCGTATGAACTTTCTTTCTCAGGTTCTCCACTTCGGCTTGCAATGCCCTGTATTGCTGCAACGTTTCGGCATGCTTGGCCTCGCTTTCTTCGAGTGCCAGGAGGTGTGCATCAGCCTGTTGTTTGCACACATTCAGTTGATATTCGAGCTGCAACACCATATGGTGTGCCTCTCGCAGTGCCTTACCTTGAGCTGTAAACTCGGCTTCATTGGTAGCGAGGCGATCACGTAAGTCGGTTTCGATCGAGCGTGCTCGCGTCAGTTGCTCCTCAATCGTCGTGTAGAGCATGTCCGACAACCTGAGCGCATTTTGGAGCCGTTCAGATTGTTCAGCCTGGCCCTGGGCCAGTGTTTTTATTTTTAAATCCAGGCGCTTCTCGGATTGGCCCATCAGCCACTTGACAAGTGTAAACACTCCACCAGCCAGGCCACCGAGCGCAGTAAGGATCAGTGAGAGGAATGCAATAGCCTCGGCTGGATTGTCCTGGATGAATTGCCACACAAAACCTCAACGAAAAACCTGATACGTCAGTCTGATTATAGCATGTATTTCTCCTTTTGTGTATCCCTCCCCAGCACTCGTCACACCTCCTCCCGCAACCCAGGGCGGCGACGCGCCAATCATGCACGTCATTCAAACATATCCAGTTGTCGCGGCCTATCCCGCTCCTCGGTAATGCGCTGCTGCGCAGACGCGATGCACCTCGCTCATAATCTCAGTGAGCCAGGCAACCCATTGCGCCCGCCCGCCCCGATCATCGTCCCAGGCCATATTCATGAATGCGATGCCCGACGGTGGATCACACACGAGCGCGTGTATACTGTCGCTCTCTAACGTCCGCAGCACGTCCAGTGCATCGCCGTGGTGAAGTGTTACGGTACCCATCATTCCACCCCCTCCACTTGCTGCTTTACATCCCATTTCACATGTCGAGACGGGTCTTGGAGCAGGTGCCAACGCATAGGCATGTATGCGCTGGTAGGATACACCGGGATAATGCACACCTCCGGCAGATACACATAGATACACGGCACAAATTTTCCATAGAGCGGCGTCTTTGCTATGCTGCATTGCGGCTCACTCCAGACAATCGCCGTCGGTAAATAGCCATAATCAAGCACATAGCAACGCAGAAAATATTCAAGATCATCCGGGATCGGTTCTCCATTCGGGAACGCAAATCCCGGAAAACTCCACCCAGCAGGCCATTCGAATTTCATGCATTTCCCTCCACTTGCTCTCGCAGCCGTTCCATGGCTAGCGGCAGACTGTACCACGGCGGCGCGTCTGTGTCGTCTAGCGTCCAGTATGGCGCCGTGGGCGCCTCGATACCGAGTGCAGTAGCAAGGCGCTCCAATTCGGCATGTAGAGCGCGGCGTTGTTCGGCCCGCGCTGCCAATTCGGGCTGGTCGGAGTGGTGGCGTTGTGTGGTGAGTTTGCGGCGTGCCATTAGTAGCCCTCCACAGCGTTATACCCGCCGTTCTCATGCAGCCATTGTGCAACCTGATTACTCGCATCCGCCCGACTTGCAAATGGTTCGGGCCAAATGATATGGCCTTGATCATCCGTTAACCAGTGCTGCCCATTGTCGATTGTGATGCGGAGTGTACCCGATGTGTGTGCACTGAGTACATCCCCGATGTACTCTTTTTGCGATTTTTCGCCTATAGAATAGCAGGCAGAGTAGGCAGAGTTACCAAAAAATGCCGTTTTATCGCTTCCTGATGCGTCGCCAACTCTGCCACCCCCCCAGGCAGAGTTAGGCAGAGTTGGGGCCCCGTAGGCAGAGTGCCTACTCTGCCTACTATTCCCACTCTGCCCACTCTGCCTACTCTGCCTGCAAATTTTCTCGTATTTGCCATAACCCACTTTACGAACAAGCAAGCTATCGGCAAGGTGACGTAACTGTTTTTGCACAGCATTGACGGTGGTTTCCAGTTCGGCGGCGATGTCTTTGGGTGTGTACTGGATGCCTTCCTGCATTACCTCCAGAACGCGCTGGCGCTCGCTCGTGATGGCATATGCAGCCGCGTCACCTTCGATACGGTGCTCAGTCGCATAATCATCCCATGACAGCGCCAGTTCCTCATCGTCAACATCGCGGCCACGAATATGGAGCACCATGTCATCAGAGCCAGGCACGCGCCCGATAATCCACATCGTTGCGACGCCGCCCGTCAGACCAGTAGAACCGCTGATCTCATCAAATACATCATCGGCCTTGGCCTTGCGGGTGTGATGAATAGTAATGATCGTAATGCGGTGGCGCTCTGCAAACTCGTTCAATGGCTTGACAGCATTGTAATCGTCGTCGTATGGGTTTGCGTTCTTGTCTCGTGGTGCCCTGATATTCTGAAGGATGTCCACAACAATGAGCGCGGTTTTCGGATGATGCTGCATCCATTCCTCGAGCATCTGAATGCCCGCCTCGCCGCGTTCCCAGGATGTAAAAAGATGGAAGTTATCAGGCCATTCGAGGGTATCCCCAAGCATTGCCCCGACGCGGCTTTTCATGCGGCGTTGATTGCTCTCCAGATCGAGATACAGCACCTCGCCGGATCGTGTGTCCAGACTGTCAAACGCCTTCCGCTGCTGCATTGCCACAGCCAGTGACAGACCGAGCGCCAGCCATGACTTCTTGGTCTTCGGTTTGCCAGCCATCAGGCAACAGCCTTCCGGTAGCAGGCCCGGCACAACCCACTGCAACTCGTCAAACTCTTTACGACGCAGCGCAAACAGCGTAATGCCTTCTTGTATCCAGGCTGGCGTATAGACTGTGCCAGTACGGGCGCGCTTTTCGAGTGCCTGCAATGTCTCTTCGGGGTTGTCGCGGCAGAAATCAGCCAGGTCATAACCGAAATCATGACCCAGATCAATCGCCGTTCCCCTTACCTGCTCAGCGATTTGGGGTGCAATCCTACGGCCTTTATCGTCGCTATCGAGCGCCACATACACCCGGCCCTGCCATCGCTCCTGAAGCTCTTCTACAAGCAGCTGCGGTAACTTCTTCTCACCGCCTGGTACACAGATGGCAGGCACACCGTAGTGATGAGCGACCACAGTAGACGCCTCGCCATTGCAGATGATCAGGCAGTCGAGTTGCATACTGATTGCCACACCAAGCCCATACCAACACGGTTTCCAGCCTTTTTCGTGATCGTACTTCAGCCCGGCTTTCTCTTCGTCCAGATACCGATACCGGGTGCCCGTCTGTGTCGCAATAGCCAACACCTTATGGCCGCGCCGCCGGGTTTCTTTCCACCCGGCGCGGCTAAATACCTGTTTGCTCACACCGTGTTTTGTAGCGTAATCCTCGAGCGAGGTATACGCCGGTTTCGGTGCGTATGTGGCGCCCTGCGTCAACCCGGCGCGCTCCCAGGCGGTGCCTGGTAACTGCGTGTCGTTGGGTGTCTGGATATTCAGGCGCTCAGCCAACTCCCGCTGGCTCCCGCCTTCCTCGTCTTTGTGATCGTACCAGACTAGAAAGCCATCATCGTTTTCCGACACGGCGAGCGTGCCCCCATCGGCATCGGCTCGCCACGGTGTGTTGTAGCGGCCTTCGCCGTGCTGTGTATTCTGGTATGGTTCGAGTGCCTGCAAGATAGCGGTTTTTGTGTCGTACATCATCGTGTCCTGATTTGCAATATTATTCGGCCACTTCTCCATCGATAACCGTGCCGTCAAACTCGCTTGCCAGGTACAAGCCGGCTAGCAGATCAGGCACCACGATGCGAGCGCACATACTGATAGCGCGCCACCTGCACATATTCGCCGGGTACTTTTTCCAGTTGCTATCTGGTTTCACCAACCCGGCCCGCTCTGCATCCTTCACGCTATAGGTAAGCGTGAAGCGAAACCCGGTACTCCTGATCATCGTAACGGTGCAGGCGTCGTCGGTGCTGCTGTCAATCGAGAGGCGCACAATGTCGGGTCGGCTTTGGATTTTCGCTAGCATTCCCTGCGAGGTGAGCGCAACCTTGCCCATTACCACTTGCAGATTATCGCCCACCGAGGAAAGCGGGAACCCCAGTTCATACGCCTTGAGCATCGCAAACGCGGCCTGCTCCGGCTTACTCACGCCTGCTACCAGACGGCATTCATAGACGGTTTCAGCCATCGATGTAATCAGATGCCACGCCTCAGGCGTCACTTCGCGCCGCGCAAGTTCGGTGGTTGTGGTCGGTACCAATTCGGTGGTCATGTGGTTGCCTCCTGCGGTTCGTGGACTTCCACACGGAAACCCATATCATCGTACAATCCCATCGCCTCGCGTACCTTACGCCGGGTTTCTGGCCCGATGCCTGGGAGCTCATGCTGATCATCAGTGAGCACCATCAGTGCCCACGCGGCGCTGCCGCAGTGCTCCAGAAGTGCTATGGCCTTCTGCTCGCCGATGCCTGGCAAGGCCAGCAGCATATCGAGATCAGGATCGGCAAAGAGCACGTCACGCGGCGGGCGTACGCGGCGCGCGCTACGGTCACGGCTAGCCAGACGTTGCACCGTCTCGACAAGCGTTTCCTGTTTGATATGCAGCGTCCCGACGCCGATTTCTTGCACGCTCAAGAGCGCGCCGGATAGATCATCGTCAAGCGTGCGCTTGCCCTCCAGCGTGATGAGATATGCCCACGGTGAGAGGTTACGAAGCTTTAACATGTCAGCATAGAGTGTCTTATCACGCAATGCATGGCGCAATTCATTCGTAGCCATGACGCGAATGGCTAACTGTGCACCATCGGCGCATACAGCCAGGTACGATGCTGGCGTAATTGGCGCGCTGATGGCAGGTACACGCCACTCCGGCTGCGCTTGCATATTCATTCCATTATAGAGTATACTAGTCAGCATGATTGTTTCTCCATAAAGCGCCTGTGCAGGTGATCACCTGCACAGGCGCTTTTGCTCATCGCTAGTAGGGCAGGATGCCCGTGATATCGATGACCTCTTTAGATGTCATCGTAATACCCGCGTCCTTCATCAGTGGGTTGGCCTCGAGCATCTGTTGAAATGCCTTTTCGGGATCGGGCTGCTGCTGTGCTGCTGTCCACATCGCAGGCAGCAGCGTAACCAGCGTGCCACGCTGCGGGTGCTCGTCTTCAATTGGCTGTGGTACGTTCTTCGTCGGGGCATCGCCGCCATTGCGACGTTCATTCCAGAACGCCTCTGCAGCAGCCTCACATGCTTCACGGCTCTCGAAAACCTCAACGAACCAGGGCGCTGTCAGGTCTTTCTGCTCGCCGTCTTTGTTCGTGTACTCACCTGTTTTTACCAACTGAATATGCACCCAATGCCGATGTACCTGGCTCATTGGGTCTGCAACACCGAGCGCCGTCAACGATGGGCGTACTACCTTCGTCCAGTCGGGCCGCTTGCGCGAGCGCGCTTGCATTGTGCGGTCAATGTTGTAGGTGTTCCCATCACGGCTCGTGCCATAAAAGTTGAAGACAATTTCCACATCCGGGTTTTTATGCTCCGGATTGTTGGCATCATAGTCAACCAACTGCCAGCGACCATCAACCTGTTGAAACACGACCTCGCGTGTGTCGATCTCGCACTCGACAAAATAGTCTTTCGTCCGGGATTGCGGCTCCGTTGTGGCGTTCATTGCGTTTGCCATTGCGTTGTTCATGTTGGTTCCTTTCGTGTTGTGATTACGGCTTCGATTGATAGTCAACGGTGTCATCGATATATGGTGCCATAGTGGTACTCATACCGTCACCACCTGCCAGCGACACCATATCGGGATGCGCTGGTCTTTGTGCACCTCGTATGCCAGATCGCTGCTACTGCCACCAATCTCAAACACGGCTTCCCAATCCTCTGCGGCTATCGCGGCTTCCAGTTCGGCGCGCAACTGGCGCAACTCAGCGTCGTGCAACTCGTCAGTTGTCTGGACACCGAATGCCCGCATAGCCTCAACCATTCCTCTCCACTCCATTGCCATCAAATAATCCCCACGCCCAGCCACCTCCTCTTCTGCGATGTTTTGCAGGAGTTGTGTTATGTCCACGCTCATGACTTCTCCTGTTCCTCCTCCTTCTGTTGTTCCTTGTGTGCCTGTGCAATCGCCTGTCCGCTATTGCAACCCTGCTTCTGCTGTATCTCGTCTGCCCGTTCTAACAGGCGTACGGCTTCCTCTCGTGTGATGTCTGCCATCATCCCTACCCTTTCAACCGCTTGTAAACGATATTGTCCAGCGCCGCCTGTGCCGCCTGGCGCGTAGGATAAAATCCTACAAGGTCGCCATCCAAGTAGGCGGCATAGTCGCCTGTGATTGTGTCGTACTCAACGTATTTGTGGTTCATTCCGATGCTCCTCTTTGTGTGGCGCCGCCCGTTGCGACGTGCTGTTATTGTATCATACTATAACCGCTTTGTCTAGAGTATTGACAAAATGAACATGAACCTTTACAATGGACGTGGACAGAGGGATGACAGGGAGAGGGGAGGGGACATGACGAAGGTTGTGAATAAGTTAAAAAAAATTCGCCTCATGCGGTCGGCAGAGATGAATGTTCATCTGTCATTGTCAGCCGTAGCTCGAGAAATCGACTACAGCCGAACCAACTTATTTTATTTCGAAACCAGGACAGATCGCATACCGACGGCTGAGATGCTGGCCCGTTTAGCGGATTTTTACGGCGTCGAGCCGGGCGCCCTGATTGGGTGGAACGAGGATATTGTAACAGAGGAGACAGAACAGTGACCACACTCGAAAACGCCATCACCACCGCCCGCCAGGCCCTGGCCGAGCAGCGCGCTACCGAGAAGGCGCAGCGCGACGCAGAACACGCCCGCCAGTGCGACCTGCACCAGGCCGCGCAGGCAGACCTGGAATCCTGGCTCTATGAACTGCCAAAAGGGATGGCAAGCCGCGCTGATTACAATGTTCCGTTCCCGCTGCCAACACACGTATTTGATATCATCGTCTCGTTCGACCTGAGTGATTACGGCGCCGCGCCGATCAGCACCCGCCCCGAATGGCGCGGCGACCACTGGTTTTTCAAAACGTGGCGCGTGGCACACCACAAACTGGATTTCTTCAGCAACGAGGATGAACCGCCGGAGTGGCGCGTCGTCGTGTCGGACGAATGCACGCCATACACGCCCGAATGCACGACATATACAACGCTCGAACAGACGCTCGTGGCCGCGCTGGCAGAGTATGAGCGCGCAACCGGCCCGCTGGCAGCGGAGGCCCGCGCCCGCACCGATCAAGCCCGAGAGGATTGGGTAGCATGAACCACCGACGGCCCTGGCTGCGCTTTTTAGACAAGTCATTGTGTCCGAATTTCTATCGCGGCTCGGCGTTGCTACTACATCTCGACACAGGCGTGACAGATGTGTGGTGCGATGATATGGTCATCGGCACCACGCGACGGATGGAAGAGGTCCGCTCTATCGTGGAGCGGTATGAGCAGTTTGGAGCAACAAAGGAGACGACCAATGAGTGACCACAAGAACCCCGCCGATTTTATCGAGGACGCCGAACGCCGGGCTGGTGCCCGTTGGGACGACCCTGCCGGGCTGTACACACTGCTCGCCAGTGTTACCCGCGCAATGGGCACGAACCCGCACGACGAACGCGATGATTACGCAGCCGGAATGCTGCTAGCACAACAGATACAGGATGAATTGACTGGAGAGGCCGCACGCAAGCGCGCCGCTGATGACATGCTCGTAGCCATGTTGACGGCTGGCATGTCGCCCGACGCGTTGGGCGCCTTGCTCGGCAAGAAGAAAGAAGGTTAAGCGATGACACTGGAGAACACACAGACGGGCGACCTGCTTTACATCAGCAATGGCCGCACATCTACCATTTCGCGTGCCACACACGTCACAAAGACACAGGTGCACGCAATCTCGCGCAAATTCAGGCGGGATGGTAGTGAAATCGGTGTCGATATATGGGGCAGCCACCACGCTCGGCCTGCTACCAAGGAGGATATCATAGAGCACAGGCGGCGCGCGCTGGCACGTAATTTATACCAAGTAGAATATATCGAGTTGTCGCTTGATCAACTCGAACGTATCTGGGATATTGTAGAGGAGGGCACCAATGAATAACCCGCCACGACCCCCGGCAGAGCAACGCAAGGAGATGCGCGCTACATCGCTCGCATTTAGCATGGCAACACAGGCGGGCGCAGAGGTGGCAACTGGCCCGCGTGAACAACTGTACGCCTTTCTAGCCGGTCACGGCTATGAATGGAACGGACATGATTGGGTGCGCATGCCACCCGTCTCACCACAGACGGGGCACGCCTATGATGATACAGAGAGGTTCCCGGGATGAATGATAATGAGGAATTGTTCCTGGTGCGCTTGCATTTGCAGCCACATACACCAGAAACACAGAACGACGTTATGGGGTTGATTGGTCAACGACTTACAGAAAACCTCGTTATTGATCACATCTGGTCTGATGAGTGGCTTGTTGTACTGGTATCAAATAGTGCCAAGGCAAACGCGATACGCGATGAGGCTCAGCGTATCTGTCCGGACATCAATTCAGAGATACAGGAAACGACGAGCGGTGCGTGGTGGTATATGAAGGCGATGTCATAGATGAGTGACCGTGCCACGCGATACCGCAAGCGCCATCCGGAGCGTGTCAAGGAGGCACAACGCCGCTGGCGCGAGCGCAACCGCGAACAGCGCCGCGAATACAACCGCGAGTATAAGCGGCGAACGCAGAAGGGCTACCGCCAGCGCCGCAAGGTTGCGCTATGGAATAGCATTATAGGGGTGTACGAGCGTGACGAAACAACAGACATTTGTAGAGACACCTGAACCTGAAGCCATTTTACGCGCTGCTGTGGCCGCGTATGAGCCGCGCCTTGTTGTGGCTGCCGTGTCAGGAGGGCGCGATAGTATTGCAGCCGCGCACGTCGCCAGTCAGCACCCGCGATTTGCAGGCGTTTTGCACCTCAATACAGGCATCGGTATTGAGGAAACACGCCAGTTTATACGCGACGTGTGCCAGGATCGTGGCTGGCGGCTCTGGGAGTATCGCGCTGTGGATAACTGCCGTGCTGATGGTACACCTGATCCAATGGTGTACGAGCGCCTCTGTATTGAACACGGGTTCCCCGGCCCGGATCAGCATCGCAAAATGTACAGCAAACTGAAACAGCGCCCGCTCGCTATGTTTTTGCGGCATATTAAAGAGCGGCGCGGTGACAGGATTATGATTGTAGATGGCATCCGCAGTCAAGAGAGCGTACGAAGAATGGGCAATGCTGCGCTACAACGGCGCGACGCGAAAACCGGCTGTTACTGGTCATCGCCGCTATACTATTTCGACAAAGGCCAACGCGACGAATACACAGCAGCCTATGACTTGCCTGTCAATCCGGTGTCGGAGCGGTTGTGCATGTCGGGCGAATGCAAATGCGGTGCCTATGCGACGATAGGCGAGCGCGATTTGGATAGGTTTTTCTATCCTGATTTCGCCGCCGATCTGGATAGGATTGAGCAGGCAGTACAGGCAGCTCGCGACGACTACAACGTCTGGGGATGGGCAGCCACACCAGAACACGCCCGCCGCTGGGCGCGTCAACGTGTGCCAGCGGGGCAATCTGATTTTTTGCCGCTTTGTGTCGGCTGCGATAATCGGATGGCAATGCAAGCTGAAGTGATAGGAGAGCAGGATGGCACGACGCGCTAATCGGAAGGACGCCAACCACGGGGGGATTGTGCGTACGCTGCGCCAAATTGGCGCGCACGTCATAGACGCAGCAGTCGCGCCACAATTGGGATTTGATTTAATCGTAGTGTTTCGTGGGCGTGTGTATTTCATCGAGGTCAAGGACGGCAGCAAACCACCGTGTGAGCGCCAATTGACAGAGGGAGAGCGGGAACAACGGGCCGCGCTCGCCCTGCACGATGTGGAATATCACGTCGTATTGTCAGAGGATGAGGCGCTGAGGGTGATAGGGGCGATTACATGAAACCATACCAGGAATACCGACGGTGCACATGTGGCACCGTGTATATCATCAGCCGTAGCAGCCAGCGCCATCGCTGCGAGCGTTGCCACGAAACGGCAATGCAGCGCGAGCGGCGCGAGTTGAGGAAGGAGCGGGATAATGCGTGACATTGGATGGTGGGCGCTCGCTATCTTTTGTATCTACATCGCGCTATGGGGGGTGTTCGGATGACACGCCGCGCATGGACACCTGAGGAGGATACACGCCTCGTTGAGATGGCACAGCAGGGCGCGCTTGCTTGGCAGATTGCACGTGAGCTAGACCGCTCTGTCGACTCGATACGATCGCGGTGCAAACGCCAACATGGCACTCTGTTTGGATTGCGCACCTATTGGTATGCGCCGCTATCTGCAGGGCAGACAGCAAGTTTGTTTGGGTTTGCAGCCGTCAACTCCGTGACACGATGGATTGCTAATGGATGGCTGAAGGCGTACCGTGTTTACACATCCCCGAAGCGGAGCGGTACGCGCAACACAGAGTTTCGCATCTCGCAGGATGGCATCCTGGATTTCATCAGTAAACGAGAGCATTGGATGCGATGGGAGCCAGAACGCATCACCGACCCATACATCCGTGACGAGGCACTGCGGCTCCGTGCTGAGGCCGATGGGCATTGGATACGCATATCGGATTGGGCAAAAGTACGCGGTTACACGAACGACGCATCGCAACGCTGGATACGGCTCGGATACCTCACAGGCACACGCCATCATCATTGGTGGTACGTCTGGAGTGAGGACCTCACGGCATTCACACCACCGAGCGAGCGAGGATATGCAAACAAAGGTTGATATGCTATTATGGAGTATACATCTATTTATGATGTAGTCAGGCGTGGCTAGGCATGGCTAGCCTTTGGCGAGGTGTGGCACGGCATGGCAGGGCAGGCTAGGCACGGCTGGGCGAGGCACGGCAGGGCAGGCGTGGCGTGGCTTGGCGGCCCCCGGCATGGCGGGGCGGGGCATGGCAAGGCGTGGATTTTATTCACAATAGGAGGTAACACGATGGCAGCAACAGCCAAGAAGGATGCAGGGGTAGTAGAGGTTCCGGGGATTGATATCCTTCGGGTGAATGTTCGGATTGTCGGCATGTCGGAACTGGTGATGCACGCATGGTCTGATAAAGCAAAGAAGCAGATGCTCGATAAGCAGATGGGGAAGGCGGCCCAGAAGCGGGAGACGAAAGACCCGCAGCGGGATTATGAAGAGGCGTTCTACCGCCTCCCCGACGGGCGCCCGTGTTTCCCCTCTATTGCCTTTAAGGCTGCGATTGTGAGCGCCGCTCGGCAAGTGGACGGGTTGCCGATGACGTTTCTGCGTGGTGCACTCCATATCGATGGCGAGTTTGTGCCGATTGAAGGCGAGCCGCGTATGAGGGAGGACACGGTACGCGTGGGCAATGGCACCGCCGATCTGCGCTACCGGCCCGGCTTCCCAGAGTGGAGCGCCACACTGCCCATCCGCCTCAATCGCCGGGCCTTGACGCTTGAGCAACTTCTGGCACTGATTGATCAGGCGGGGTTCTCGGTTGGGGTTGGGGAGTTTCGCCCAGAGAAGGATGGGGCATGGGGTATGTTTGAGGTAGACATTAATGCTGTGGAGGTGCTCAATTGACAGAAATACAACCGCACAACCCAGTGTACATCTCTCACGGTTTCGGGTGGGCAGCGGATGCCTGGAAAGACAAGCGATTGCAGGGCGTTGACGATGCTGAACTCAATGCAATTATAGAGCGCCATCTGTCACCTTCTGGTGCCATCAACGTCTATACACTGGTGAATGAAGCGGCCAGTGCAAGCCACCCCCTGCACGAGTTTTTTTATGCTGAAGATGACAAACAGGCTGCGTACCGCTGGCGTGGCAGTCAGGGGCAAGAAATACTGCGCAGCGTTGTGCGACTTTGGCGCAATACCCACACAAACGAAATTCAGCGTGATACTGATCGGGCATTTGTGTCGATGGGTATGGGCGGTAAGACAGAACACGAGGGTGTGTATAAACTTGTAGAAGTCAAACGCCCCGAACTACCCGCGCCATCGGCAGAAACAAAAAAACAATGCCAAATAAAACGATCAACGCAACCCGAACCACAGCCGCAACCTTTACGCGTGGCTGCACCGTCGCCTGCTGCAACAAATGAACTACCAGAACAACACAAACGGGCACTCGGCATCCTGAAAAAGTGGGCAGAGAGCTATCGAGACAACCCGTACTTCGCGCCCATTGTGGCGGTGGTTGACAGTTACCCCGACCCGGATTAGACACGGCAGGCAAGGCTAGCGGGGCTAGGCAGGTCCCGGCCCGGCAAGGCTTGGTATGGCAAGGCAAGGCAGGCATGGCAGGGCAGGGCGTGACCAGGCAAGGCTCGGCATGGTTGGGCAAGGCTTGGGAACCTGGGCACGTTCGAAAACTGCCCACAAGGCAGGCGGGGCAAGGCGCGGCGTGGCCAGGCCGGGCGAGGCGTGGCACGGCAAGGTTTTTTACAGAAGGGAGAGGGGGGGTATGATATTAGGAAACGACGCAATCAAGGCGGCGCTTGACGCGGGCCACATCGTGTGTGATCCCGCGCCCGACGCTGCCGCTATCCAGACACATATCGACGTGCATCTAGGCGCAGCGTTCTGGGTGCCGCGCCCGAATAGCGCGCCGATTGACATGCGGCACTGCGACCCACACGACTACTATATGTTATTAGAGAACTGCACAGAACACGACCCGGTGATACTGTCGCCGGGCGGGTTTGCACTGGCACACACCGACGAATACGTCGGCACTACGGTGCCGTGGCTGGAGCCGCACCTCGAGACGCGCTCGACCGTGGCGCGGTGGGGCATCACCGTCCACGTGAGTGCCGGGATAGGCGACGCCGGGTATTGCTCACGGTGGACACTCGAGCTGTACAACCACAACAACGTTTCCATCCGGGTATACGCCGGGCTACGTATCGGATTAATCAAATTCTACCGCGTCGAGAGTAATAGCAGCCTCTACACAGGCCGATACAACACGCCTGCAACCGAGTGGCAGGCCACGGCAATGCTGCCGCGCCGGGGGAATGTATGAGTAAGCGCAAAAACGAAACACCAGAACAGCGAGCGCGCCGGCTGTACCTGAAGCGCCTGTCGCGCCAACAACGGAGCGACTATGCGCCTGTTGTTATTGGCAGCAACGGCAAACGCTACCGCCTGGTACGTAGGCAGCATAGCAAGGATGACCTGCACGGCGACGAAGCTCGCCGCATAGACTAGGCACATTCGCCTGCGTGGGCGTGTGCATAGATAGTATCCGCTGCCGAGCGCAAAGGCGCAAAGCCAGAGGCATTCGAGAAGGTGCCCACGTCGCGCTGACTGAGATGCTCAAGGAAGCGGCATGAAATTGCCCCCTGCATTATCAATATTGCCTCTTGACATACTTTGTATGGCGTGCTATCATACATACAACGGCATACGGAGTATGACAAAACAGGAGACAACACGATGGAGAGCACATACGCGGAGATACTGGCAGACGTGATGGAAAACGGCCTCGTGAATGTTGAGGAGGAACGCGACGTGATGCTGGCGGAACTGGAAGAAGAAATTAAGTTCGCGTGTCACGAACGCGAGATGAGCGCAGAAGAGACGGAAGCCGCTGTCGAGTTCGCGCTGGCACACATCGGATAGTCAATCAATAGCAGCCCCGCCGGAGGCATCGTATCCGGTTAGGAGGTACATCATGGAGAAGAGCAAGTTTATGGCAATGCAACTGCGGCCTGAAAGCCGCCCTAAATGGGACAATGAGGCCGAAGAGGGTTACAGCATCCCCGCTGGGCGGGACGAAATGTATTGGGTCATTGTTCCTACTATTTTGCAGGATGCAAAGCGCATCGAGTATTCCGACGCAGACGAAGATCATCCTGAAGGGGTGATCGAGGCGACACTTGCAGACGGCAAGTGGGCAAAGATTGAAGGCGTCCCCTGGGGGGATACTGAAGAGGAGGCGTGGCAAGAGTTCGGAGAGTATGACGAGATTTATATAAGTGTCAAAGAGCCGTTCCCACGTTTCTACTAAGCAGAGCAGCCCCGCCGAGGCGTTGTATCGGGCTAGGAGGCGCATCATGAAGTTTGATATCAACAAGATACGTCGGCTGATGGAAGAGACGAAAGGCATGAACATTGTTGCATGCTCCGAGTATGTCCGGACATACGCACCGGACATCCATGAAACGCCTATCGCAGATGCGATTATCACAGGAAGTTACGACCCCGTGGCGTAGGCACAGGAATACAACGCGACGGCAGGTGAGCGGGCAATGGAGTATGCAGGCGGGAAGGTAAAACTGTAATGAGCAAGATCATCACACACACATCGCCGGATTGGGACGCTATCGGGAGCGCGTGGCTGTTGCAACGCCATGACAGTCACTACGAGCACGCTGAGATTGTTTGCGCTAGTCGTGAGCAAATCGAGGAATACAAAAACACGCACGCCGCTATTGTGGATTGCGGCGGCATCCTTGATCCGCTTGGGCGCCGCTTCGATCACCACCAGATGCCTGAGAGCGCCGCGAATGAAACGTGTGCTGCGTTGCTCGTCTGGGAATGGCTCGGCGGGAAGAGCGGATTTGCTGCCCATCTGGAGCCGCTTATCATGCTCATCTGGGCAGGCGACACAGGACGCAACAAATACGGCGCAGATGTAAGCCGCGAGGTTGGCCTGCACGCACAACTCAGCGCCCGCAAAGCGGCAGACTGGACGGACGCCGCATTAATGGAGTGGGGATGCCAGGAGTTTGATCTGCTGGCAGCACGCTTGCAGCGACAGGCAGAAGCCGCCGCCGAGCTTGCGGAGAAACTTGTGTGGCGTTCCGAAGATGGCAAAGTCGTTGCCATTGAGCACGGACAGCCGCGCCACAGTCAAGCCGCGTTCGCCGCCGGGGCAACGCTGGTAGTGTTCCGCAGCGACATTCCAACAGAGAACGGCACATCTTACGCCATCGGCATCCAAAGCAATCAGGCTGCTGAGTTCCCGCACGTTGGGGCTGTCCTCGCGGACTCCGCGGTGGATAGTGCAACACAGGTTGATGATTGGTTCCGCCACCCAGCGGGCTTCTTTGCTGGACGCGGCACAAGCAAGGCCACGCGCTTTGACCCGGTGCCTGACGGATTGACGGTTGACGCTGTGGCTCGCGCCATTGACGCAGCGTGGGATCGTTAGGAGTGATTATGCCCCGCTATTCCCTCCGCCTTGACGCGGAGTCCGCCGCTCGTCTGGAGCGCCTCGCCGAACAACACGGCGGCGAGGCCAGCGCCACGATGCGCGAGGCGCTGAAATTGTACGAACTCGGCCAGGCGCACATGGCCGGTCTTGTGCGCGACGCATTGCTCAATCTGGCTGCTACCATCGAGCCGGATGAGTGCTACGATCCCGCCGATGATCCGCGTCGCGCTGAGGCGGTGATGGCACTTGCTGCCATCCTCGGCAGTGTCCCGGCTGCCGAAGGCGCCGCGCAGGCACTCACGGTGATCTGGGCGCAGCGGCAAGAGCAACACTGACGCGAGCCGCCCCACTCCGGCACATTCGCCCACGTGGGCGTGTGCATAGATAGTATCCACATAGAAGAAAGGAGGACGCTCCTTCTGTAGTTTTGAGCTTTGAGATGGTCTCACGAGCCCGTGCTTCAAGGTACGGGCTTTGTGTCTCTGAGGTGGTTTTGTAGCAATCTTCTATCATATCTCCCGAACCTCTTGACATATCGATACACAATCGTGTATAATGGTGTCAGTTGAGGGACAACTGGTAGCAATAAGGAGAGACACCGATATGACAGAGCAGATTACCCCGGATGGCACGATGGAGCGAGCGACGGACGTAGTACACGTCAAGATTGTAGAGGTTACGACAATGCCCCGCGATGCTCGCACATGGGCGAAAGTGGACAAGATGCGCCCGTTGGCAGAAGGCGGCTGGTACTTCTTCGGTGTGCCGGAATGGACGCCACTGGAATGCGTGACGCTTTTTTGAGAAAGTTAGGCAAACATTGCCATGGGCGGCGCAAGCCGCTCATGACAGCACAGGAGCAAGGAAGATGAATAAACCGCAACCGACACAAGAAGCAATCGTACGCCAGATGGCAGACCGCACCATACGCATTACGGTACACACACCCGACGCGCTGTCAATTGTAGAAACAGCGCGTCAGTTCGGCAGAGTTTATGAAGCCATAATGCATGCAAACATGTATGATCTGTTTGTTGCCGATGGGTACGACGTGACAGAGGTGTTGCAATATCTGAAAAGTCAGGTATAGAAAGCGGCAGGCACAGAATGCCAGATGAAACCATCACTTACCAGGAAGCCGCCGAGCACCTGAACATCCGCCCCGACTACGTGCGCAAGCTCGTGCAATGGGGCAAACTGGAAGCCGCGCCTGCCGTCGGCAACCGTGGCCGCGTCACCCGCGCCTCGGTGGAACGCTACGCTGCGCAGCGGGGGCGGCGACAATTGAAGCCGATTGAGGAGTTATCCGAACGGCAACGGTATAGGAGAAGGAAGGAAGGGGACGAATGAAGTACGAAAGTTTAAAGCAGGCGTTTTTCAACGGCGACACCGAATACATTGGTCGGACGCTTGGTAAGAACGCAGACCGCATCGCTAAGCAGGCAAACGAGACAGACGACGCCGAACGCGGCACGTACCTCAACGGCTATGCAAAGGCGATTAATGACATTATGGCAGCTCTTGGTCTGGAGTACATCGAAGGTGACGTATAGACGGCAACGGTACAGGAGACGAAAATCATAGCCCCGCTTCGGCGGGGTTTCGTTTTGCCCGGATTGTACAGGATTGACACAACGTGTTATAATTGGCTTATAAGTTTGTTATAAGTTGTTGTGAGGAGGGGTGTATGCATGTCGTGTATGATGATGGGGCTGGATTGACAAAGGCAGGCATAGCGGGCAATGGAATGCAGGTCACGGCGATACCAGCACTGGTGCTACCCGTTGAGGCGGGTATGGATGAGGAGTACCTATTGCGTTCTGATGTGATTGTTATCGGTCATAATCGTAATCAGTATCTTGTGGGCGATGCGGCCCGCGCACAGGGCGCCACTGCCTATGCCACAAGCAACTACCGCTACACGTCGCCAGATGCGCGCATCCGCCTCTACGCGGCGCTGTCCGAACTACTCCCGCCTGGAGAGCACGCCATTCGGATGGTCGCGGGGGCGAACGCGGAAGCATATCGCGCATTAAAACGCGATATTCAAGACTTCTTCACAGGCTCACACGAGTTCACGCGAGCGGACGCGAGCTACCGTGTGAATATCACAGACGTGCATGTGACCTCACAGCCGCGTGGCGCCGTGCTCTATTTCAGCGCACATACTCCTGCTGAACTGAAACAGGCACTCCAGAAGCGACCGCTCCATAGGGCCAACATTATTGGTATTGACGTGGGCACATTCACCACCGATTTGATCGCGCTCCGGCCCGAACGGCGCGCCGATGGCAGCAGTGAAATGCAAGAAATCTACCGGCGTTCTAAAGCGTTGCGGTTTGGCGTCCAGACGCTACGCAATAAGGTTGCCGAGTTGATCCAGCGATTGCAAGGCGCGCCGGGTCTGCCGGAACTCTGGGAGGTTGATCGGGCCATTGCAGAGCGGGTTGTGACCATTGACGGCAAGGATGAGAGCATCGCGCCTGAGATTGACGACCTTCGTGATAGTCTCTGGGCACGCGCACATGAGGAGATACGTGCCCATTTTGAAGGTTTCTCAACGCATTATTTGCTGGTTGTCGGAGGAGGCGCAACAGATACGACGTTCGGGCCGTCCATTCGTGCAACGTGGCACGGAAAACTGCCGATGGGAATGCCAGAAAAACACGCGCCACACGAGGCGCCTGTCAGGGGATATGCAGAAATGGCTGTGCAGAAGTGGGGCCGTGACAATGCCTGAGCCGCGCCGCTATACACTGCTGCTCTATCTGGACGATGAGAGCGACAACGCCATTGCTGAATGGCTCGACAGCCTCTCATTACGGAAACGCCAAAACGATGTAAAGGCGGCCCTACTGCGCGGCATACAGCAGCAGAACGCGCCACAGCCGCCACAGTCGCCTGATGACGATGATGATACGTTCACGCTCTAAAGAGAGGACTATGCATCTACAACACAAAGAAGCTACCGCAACGCAGGCCGTGCAGGAACTTGCAGCCGAACGGCTGTATATTGATGCGAAGCAAACCATACTCACCGCGGGCGCATCTACCGTGCTTGCATTCCAGGGCACGCTGGGGCTATTCGTGCTGTCTGCCGCAATCCCTGCGGGTGCGTGGCAATGGTATCCGCTCGGGTTTGGGTTGTGCGTGTTGTCGTTTCTGGCGTTCCTGATCCCGTATTTCACCTATAAAAAGTGGCGCGCTGATCTGGACTATGAAGCCGACCGCCGTGCCTTGATGCTTGATGCATACGAAGAAAAGCAAGGTGTCACCACGACGATCACCGCCAGTGAAACAACGATCACGGCAGACGACCCGGCCCGGCTGCTGCTACTCCTGTTCTCACTCTGGCAGCGACGGAACGAACACCCAACACCATGGTCTGTGCGCAGTCTAGAAGGGCCGCAATACCTGAGTGTTGATCGTCGCGTGTTTGGGACGGCACAAATCCACCTCGGACAGGTGCCGACGCGAGAACACGCTCAGCAAATTGCAGCGCGACTAGAAGGCGCCCGCCTGCTCTCAGGCAATGGTGAGCGCAGCACGCGCCGCCTGCAACCGCAAACACTGGAGGAGTTTTTGAATTTGACTATACCGAGGGTACTGAGATGACAGATGATCAACGACTAGCCATCGCCCGCCGCGAGTTGTATGGAGAATGGCGCCGCGCCGACTTGCAGCGCGTGCTTAACATAAAACAGACAAAAGCGGGCCAATTAATCCGGGAATGGGAAATTGCAGGGCATATTACTGTGCGATACTCTAGCACGACGCAGGTATGTGCGTGGGCAGCCGACAAACCCGTGTCCGAAACAGCACAGACAGACGGACAGATGCCCCCGCACGCGCCCGCGAGCGCCCGCACGCAACGCTCGCGCCGCGTCCCTATGCCCTGGATTGTAGCGGGCATCGCGTGTGCGTTCGTGATAGCTGCCGTGGCGTCGTTCGCGGCGCTCACTCGACAGAATGAGCCAGTAGCTGTACAGTCGACACCCACAACGGCGCCCACTGCTACCCAAACAAGCATACCGATGGTCGCGGCCTACTACGCACCAGGCGGGGAGTATGCACAGGATATCCCCATCGGCGGGCCTGTAACCGGCACATACGGACGCTACGTCCAGATTGACGGCCATCTCTGGATAGAGGCACCCGATCTCGCAGAACCGACGCCAGCGCCGACACAGACGCCGCACGTCATTGTCGTAGAGCAACCCGCACCGCCCGCACCTCCTGTGCAGACAACCGCGCCAACCGCTACCGCCGCGCCAGTACTGCCGCCCGACACCGTGCGAACATCAGCAGGTGTTGAGGTTGAGGTGGCAGCGACGGCAAAGTCGGTCGGCTGGACGATTGCCTGTAATGCCGATGAGTGCCGGTGTTTTAGCGGCGCCGTACCAGATGGCTACAGCATAGCACGCCGGAACGTTGAGTCAGAGGCATGTATGCTAGCTGTGAAGCCGTAACTCACACCGCCACCGCCCGCCGGAGTGGCGGGCTTTTTTGTTGCCTGAAAACTCGCACGATCTGGCTTTGCAAAGCCTTGTAAAAATGACGAACGTGTGCTATAATTAGATCAGTTGAGAGACGCTCAACATTCACACACAGGAGACAAGACAATGGCAGGCACAAATAACTTTCCGGCAATTGACGACATTGGCGTAATCGGTTACACGCTGCACGGTGGCTGTGTAGTAATCACACAGACGGATGATGGCGGATATCGCATCGCGTATCACGCACAAGACGGAATGCCCGAAACCAGTTCTGATATATTTGAAACACTCGAAAAAACACATGAGGCTATGGCGCAGATCAGGATCAACGGAGAATGGGCACCGATGGAAGAAATAGAGCAGTGAAACACCACACCACCCAGGAGGCCGCCCGCCTCTTGAGGCTCACCCAACAGGGCGTACTTGCAGCCATCAGGCGCGGCAAGTTGCACGCCGAAAAGCACGGGCGCGATTGGCAAATATCGGACGAAGAGGTCGAGCGGTATCGACAAGAGCCTCGGCAGCGCGGCAGGCCCAAGAAACAGTAGATAACACAGGGCGCGGCGGGCCACATCCCCGCCGCGCCCTGCTTCCTACATGCATACGCCATATCCGATGGCGCGCCCCATTATAGCACGAGGCGCCGCCCTTCTCTCCAAGGGCGGCGCCTCGCGTAAAGGTAGCATCAAGGAAGTGTCAACCACACGCGGCCATTATACCACACTTCGCACGACGTTGAGCGTGGCCGAATAATCTGCCGGTGTCGTCGCCTGGCCTTCCATCAGGTTGTTCAACTGCTCTGCGAACGTCACCAGGCTCCCCAACTGCGCCGCCGTGAACGGGAACCCCGCGCCGGTCAAATCGGCGTCAGTGATCCGGTTCGCATTCGGGCTTTGTGGATCGCCTACGTTATATTCATTGTCGAAATAAATTGCATACGCCGTCTGGAGCGCCTCGTGTGCCTGTGCAATCGCCGTGCCTGCATCGACCATCGATTGCACCAGTGTTGCCTTATCCATATATCCTCTCTCTCTGGTAGAACTCCCGCGCCACACCAGCCGGGCGCGCCACTCGAAACGGTTGCGGCTCGCGCACGGCAGACGGCGCCAGCTCCGGCGTGTTGCCCGCTGCGAGCCAGTCTTGATACTGCTGCCAGTGCCGGTTGCGCGGGTCGTCTGGAATGCTGCGCCCGCTTGGGACGTGGTACACGCCGCCGTCCTCGAGGAGTTTGTAATCTGCCATGTTACAGCTCCGCATCGATATCAACAGAGGATGATGCTGTAATGGTACGTAATATGCCCGGTTGGCCGACGGTAAAACTTCCAGTTTTACCGACCTGGAAAAATGCCGTTTTGATACCAATATCACTAACAGCATTGATGGTGACGGGTGTGATAACACCCGTAGATGCCAACACCTCAAATGTTCCAGATGTACTGATGCTCGGTATAACACGCTTTTCAACCCACTGAAAAAAGGCAAAAAACGTATTCGGGTTGCGAGCGAACCCTGGCCCGATTTGTTCAGCAGCGATATTACCCGCAAGCCGTTCAAAGTATCGCTGGCACAACGCAAGCTCCATACCAATCGGGCGCGGTTCGAATGGCGTCGTAAAGTTACCTTCGCTTAACTTTATCGCCTCATAATCTAGTGTGGTCAACTGTGATATGCCAGTCGTTGTATAAAACAATATACATAGATTACTAAAAAGAGAACCCAATGTGACGGTATGGCTAAAATCTTGCCAGGTGTTGGCAGTCAGACTGATAGACTTCTCTGTCCCTGCAATAAGAAAGGTAGGGTCGAGTGTCACGGTAGAGCCCCAGGAGGATATGGGATCGTTTGGCACAACATCCTCGGTACCATACCATTCGGCGACAACTACTTTTACTGTTACATTATTATCACAACGCAAAAAGCCGGACAGCGTTACCTCTTTACTTTGCAGGTGTTGGCAGTTTGCGCCTTCAACATACTGTGCTGTGCCTATTTGTTGAGGTGTGGTATTTTCCTGCCTCAACCTTACTGTATATCTTTGAGTAGTGCCACTTATCCTTATTACATCTACACTATTTGACAACTCTGACAAAACCTTCCAACGATCAAAACCATAGTCAGTATCATCGATAGTTGTAGCTGAAGTGGGATCATCTAGCCTCTGTGCAATAGCTCCATTCGGATTGATTACAACATTTCGAAATGCCGGATCATCGGCCCATTCTGGCGCGGTCTCTGCGCCATTGACAGTGAGCCGCTGTCCTGCTGTGCCGATACCAAGCCGCTGCAATCCAGAGCCGTCGCGATAGATGACATCCCCCTCTGTCGTGGTCGGGTCTGTCAAACTCGCATCGGCGGGTTCCCATTCGCCCGTGACGTTATTCCATGTCACCACCTGGCCCGCTGTGGCACCTGTCTGCAGGAGTTGATCGAGCCGGATATCGGCAGAGTTAACGACGTTTTCGGCAATGTCGTTTGCCTGTGCCAGCACCGCGTCGGTTTGTTCATCCTGATCGCGTTGAATGCGCTGTTGCCGTTTGCGCTCAATCTCAGCGGCGCGCTGCTGGAAGTCCACTACACGCCCCCTTCTTTGACAATATGGACATACTGCCACTCATTGGACAATGCCGTCACGTCGATGATAATAACCTCATCTGTTGTGCTATTCCACACGTGCACCTCATTCGACGCAATACCGGCGATCAACTCCCTGCTTTGTGCATCGCAGTGCAGCCAATTGACAGCCAATCCCGACATTGCAACGGTCTGATCGCTCGGGGTGCCGAACGGATCGAGGATTTCCACAATGCCATTGCCTGTTGCGATGCATAATCTATCCCCAACGGCAATGGCTGGAGGGGTTTTGGCAGAAGCAGCGGCGCGTGCTTGCGTCGGAATGGCGGCGCCGCGATAGTCGGCAGACACATAGGTATACCCGTCAAAACTCGGGTCGTCTGCTCGCAGTGCAACTTTTCGGCTGGCGCCAGGATAGCGGTTGCCGTAGAACAGTACATCGATGTCGCCAATATTCGGCGACGGCTCCACTAATGTACCACTGGCATTGGCATACAAAAGGTATTCGTCTGGGAAATTTTGATACATAATCGTATCGCCGCCGACGCCTGCCCCGATGAGATACAGCGCACGAGCGCCAGTGGCTAGCGTTGACAGCTCATACTCTTGCGTGCTTGCCGTACCAGTGCCGCGAAATAGATACGATGTGTGGTCGCTCAATAGTGCCGTAAACATCCACAGGCCATTTGTCTCGGTATCCCACTCGGTGCGTTCCATGACGACCGTTCCTGACACCAGGGATGTTGAGATAGTAACCTCTTGCCACGTCGTGCCACTCCAGCGCCACAGCGGGCTATAGGTGGAGCCGTTGCTCACCAGTTGGCCGCTACTCACCACCGCCTCCTGATTGCCGTTCGTGTGGATAATCGCCAGCCACTCACCACTATTGAGCGGATTGGCAACAATCCACTCAACCCACAGCGTGACAGCCGGAAGCCCCGCATTGCGCAGCGTTGCCGTACCATCGGAGCGCACTTCGTACACGCCGGCCTGCGTGACATTGCGCTGCGGAATGAGCAGATACCAGTCCTCCGGCAGTTTCGTTGCCCCCACTGGCAGGTATCCGATGGCAGTGGTAGCCGTACTCACATCGTCAATTCGTAGCAGCGTGTTGATATCGTTGTTGATGATTTTTAGCGTGCCCTGGTTCGTGCCTGTGCCAACATCCCCGATGTAGCAGAGATCGTTAAACGGGCTGTCGCCCCCGACGGCGCCGTCTCGCAGCAGCGATGCAGTGTTGCCGCTCGTGTTTGTGCCGATAGCAGTCGCGTCAAAATTGACGCCGTTTTGCAACAGCAGGTACAGGTTGCCTGACGCGTCCCCAGCGATGTAGCCCGGCTCCGTGGCAAGCGGCGTGATCGCCGTGAGTGATGTGGGACTTAGCGCGCCCCAATTCACAGTATAGCCCTGCTGAATTTTGAGTGCATTCGTGCTATTCCCGGCGCTGCTGAATACTGCCGCGTTGCCCCATGGTGCATCTGCAAGTTGCTCGGCTGTGCTGCCCATAGCCCCGGTGATTGCGGTAGTCCACGACGCGCCGCCGTCAAAACTCTCCAGTACATCGGCGCCCTCGCAAATACGGATATAGTCTGCGTTGTCAGGCGGCGTGCTCACGTCGGCAATGGCAGCATTCGAGCGCAACAGTGTGAACGATGCGCCCTCATCAGTCGAGAGGTACAGATCACTCCCCGCAGCAACAAGCACAATGGCCTGCTCTTCCTCAGGTATCCAGATAACGTCAATCTGCGTATTCGATGGATGTGTCCATATGAGCGCGGTGGGTGTAGGGTATATCCACTGATAGAGCGCACCGTCATCCCAACCCGACCACGCGCCATTGGGATTGAACTTCGACACCGCCGTGCAGGTTTGCCCCGTCCTGGTATGCGATCTCCAGCCACTCACAGTCAACAATCGATGCCCGTTGCTTCCTGTTGCCGTTGAAAGCGGCCTGAACAACGATTGCACGTCAACGGTATCCAGCGATTTGCTGATGCTCTGCGGTGTCGCAACACCGTCGTCAACTTCCAGACTGATCGTAACGCTGGTGGGATCGCCCGTGTCGAGTACGAATGATGCTGTGTTGCCCGTCACGGGCGTGGAAGGCGTCGGCGTGGCGCCTGTCACCGTCCATGTACGTGTGCCATCGTCTGATTGCGTCGCGTCAACGTGGACGAACAATCTATCTGATAGGCCCGCGCCCGTGTCAATTGGTTCGGTGTCCACGGTGAGCGTGAAATCGACAAACAGCGGCGGCGGTACTGGATACCCTGGATCGGTAATACCAATGTCGTCTTTGTCATCCTCGCTGAACCCGGTACCTGTCAAATCCGGCACGCCGAGCGAGCAATTGAGCGTCATCGTCCCCTGGCTGGTGTCGGCACTCCTGACAATTGCCGTTGTGGTGACAACATAGCCCTGTCGATTGGGAATGTCCAGTGCAATCGTTGTCGCTGGCAGCAGATCGGCATCCATCGCACACGGGATTTGCACGGTGCGTTTCGCACGAATACCTTTTGCCGTCTCGCGCTTTGCAATCAACTCGCAAACTGCATTGGACTGTGCAAAGCGGTATGTTCCACTCCCTGTTTTACCTGACACGCCTGTCGCGGCAAACGTGAAATTCGGTGTTGTGCCGTCTGATAATTTGCGGCCCCGCGCTACCCACCCGGCGATGACGCTCTCGAAACTACCGGCCTCGTCACTATAGCCTGCATAGATGCCACGCTGATCGCCTGTCGGATCGCCATAGACATAGGTGTGCGCGCCCGTCTGCTGCGGAATGTCCAGATCATATGAGACGCGAATGACGCCGCCGGGAGTTACCCATATGGCACACGATGTAAATTTCATCAACTCGTCTATGAGTTTCGCGACGTTTTCGGCGCCCGCCTCGAGCGTGATGCTCTCCACAGGGCAGAGATTGTAGTCAGTACCCGGGTCGTGAATGTCGCCTATCAACGCGCTGTCAATGCCTGCATCGGTGAGTAGATCAGTAACCGCGTCGGTAAATGGGCGATCATTCCAGGTGAGATCACTTGATAGCGGCTTGTCGAGTTGCCCGAGGATATCAATGAGCGTCAATCGAAATCCGAACGGCGCGATGCTCACCACGGGTTGGTCTGCAAAGCCGGTAAAAAAGCGACGGCGCGCTGACACCCCATCAACGCCCGCCGCATTGATTACGACGTAGGCAGACAGCGGCTCGCCTGTCGTGATCTCGACATACCGATCGAGCACCACCGTGCAATTACTGCGCTGCTGATTGTAGCCAATGCGGCGCCGGGGGAATGTCACGCAACGATAGTACACGCCGTCAATGTAAACGGCGGCATTCCACGTGACGTGTCTGTCGGTAACGGGGAATGGAATGGTCACCCTTCAAACCTCAGTGTACCCACATACTCATAATCCGTGCAACTCGCGAGCAATTCGGTAAGCGTGACACCAACTAGCGTCACGTCATACGTATTTGTGCCGTCGCTAAGTTGCCCCGGCTTGCCATACAGTTGTGAGACGTTGCGGAGTTTTAATGCGTCGGCAGTCGAGCAACGTATCTGAAAATCGCCGCCTTTGAACACAAGCGGGCCGTAGCCGAACACATCAACACGCCCCGCGATACCGCCGATGAACATATTCGTCTCATAGCGCGCCTCTCGCTGCGGTGTCAGTTTCGCATTATCGCCCGCCTGCGGCTCGAATGTTGCCGACACTGCCCCGACCGTAAACGTCCATGCCACTAGCGCACCCCCTGCTTGAGCACATCATCCTGCCCATATTCGAGCGCGGCCATAATGCGCGCCGCTGCCATGTCGGCAACCTGCTGCGCCCGCTCGGCACTATCCACGCTGCCGATATTCATAGACATAGACACACTCGCATTCCCACCCATCGCACTGCCCGTGACGCCTGCCGGGAGTACTGCCGATGCTTGCCCAAGGTTGACGAGTTCTGGCCCTTGCTCCCCAACGACCGTCCAGCCGGAACCTGTGCCGCCCATGGCGCGCTCACCAAATTGCGACGCCACAACCCCGGCGCCCTCCTGAATATCGGTACCCCACTGGCTCAGCCAGTCAGGCGGCTTGATGTTGCGCAGCCGCTCGCCCAGGTTGAGAATATTGCTAATTGCGTTTTGAATAGCCTGCCCAATGGCCTGGAATGCGGCAATGATCGGATCGATAAAATTGGCCCGAAACACCTGGAAACCCGCCACCGCCGCCGCGAACGCCGCATCGATATCAATGCCGAACGCTGCCATAGCCAGGCGCACAATCTCGACGATCATATTAAAACCATTTTCAAACATTTGCGCGAATGTGAGCACAAACTGGAGGCTAAACTGTTGGATAGTCTGCCACGCGCCGCGCCAGTTTCCATCGATGATCTGGAGCGCCAACGTGATCGCGGCTGTGATGGCGTCCAAAAACAACCCGACGGCAGTGCTGATCTGTTGCCATGCCATTGTCAGGATGCTGACAATCTCATCGCCGTGGGCAGCGATGAATGCCGCGATACCCTGCAATGTGGGCACGATGGTTGCATCTATCAACTGGATAGCGAGTGATATGATCGTCGTAATCTGGTTCCACGTCGTCTGGAAAAATAGTTGAATGCTGGCGCCGTTCTCTCGCAAGAACGCCTGAATAATCCCGAACCCGCTCTGTACGATACTCGTGATGGCAGTGACAACCGCGCCGAATGTCTGCTGCAGCATGGCCCATTGCTCGCCTAGCCCGATGGTCGCCATACTGAAGCCCTGCGTTGCCGCTTCTGCGCCCTGGAATGCCCCCTGGATAGACGAGACGAGCGGCCCAATGATAGCACCAACCTGGCTCGCCAATTGCTGAAATTGAAATATCAATTCACCAATAAACTGCACCACCGGCTGCATCGCGTCGGGAAGGTGAGTGAGCCAGTCGTTAAGGTAATCGCCTTCTTCCAGAACAAAACCGAGGTAGCGCGCCAACGGCACAACGACCGCCATAAACCTATCGAGCGCACCCACTGCCATGTCAATCCAGCCGGGCGCGTTCGTGCCGAACCACTCAATAGCCGATATGATATGCGGCATGGCCTGGTTCGCAATTTCGAGGAGTTTATCCCCAAGCGGTGCCAGTGCCGCCGTGGCCTCGCTCGTGATGCCTGCCCATAGCGCACCGAATGTGCCGTACTGCCGCCCACTCTCTTCGATCTCCGTACCGAGCGCCTCTACCCCTTCGAGCGCCTCCCCAAGCGCGAACGTAGCTTCGGCGCCGAAATCCTCAAACGTGGTACCGAACGCCTGCACGCCCGCCTCTTGCCGAAGCAGGGGGTCCTCGATGCTCTCAATACTATCGGCGATGCGTTCAAACGCTTGTCGCTGCGTAATCTCGCCACGTGCGAACTGATCAAAGAGCTCAGCGGTACTCTCGTCAATGTCGCGGATGTTTTTGATGACTGCTGGGTCACGAAGGCGGATGCCGAACTCGTTGAAGGCGTCCCCGACTTTGTCGGTGTTCATAAATCCGGCTTCCAATCCCTCATTGATCAATGCGAGGGAGTCAAAGCCAGTCACGCCCAAATCGGCGAAATCATCGGAGTATTCGTTGAGCGTATCATTCAAATCCCCGAACCGATCAAGGCCCATTTCCTGGCCTTCAGTCAGCACGAGGAACGCTTCTTCAGCCGATGTGCCGAACTCATCTTGCACACGCTGTGCGCTGCGGGCTGCCTCTGTCAAGTCCTGATCATACGCATCGGCAAGGAACAGTGCATCTGCCGTCGCCTCATCAAGCGCGCCGCCGAACGCCTTTTCGAGCGTCGCAACGCGCCCTTGTGCTGAGATCGCCGCCGCACCGATACCCGCAATGGCGCCCACGGCAATGGTCGCACTTGCCGCGATGCCTGTTGCTGCCGCGCCCATCCCGGCAGACAGCGCGCCACTAATGCGGTTTCCGCTGCGCTCCGCACGGTTGGCAACATTACGCGTGCCTCGATCAAACTCGGACGCGTCCAGAGAGAGCAGGACATTCAATTGTTCTAACACATCAGCCATTATGCAGCCTGTGTCCTATCATCACCACCGAGTGCCTGTACCCACATTCTGAGAATGGCGGCCTGCTCTTCAGGCGTCTGCGGTTGTGGCGGCGGCCTGTCGAATTGAGGCATAAATTCCTTCGGTGCGTACGGTTTGCGCCGCTTCTTTTTGTCGCGGTTTGTCTCAGCGATCACCGCCGCAATCATTCCAGAGCGCAGATCGGCGCGCTCCTCACCCCAGGGATCAAGATCGTAGTACAGTTGCCACAACACCCACACCTCCGCACTCATCTCCTCGAGCAACGCGTATGGATTGACGATGTAACGCCCGCCAGCCTGCAACGCTAATCGATAGAGGAGCCGTTGCTGGGGCTCCCGGATTTTTTTGCTAGCTCTTCCTGGCGCGCCTTATCAACGCCGCTAAATTCCAAAATCTCCGGCAGCAGTGTTGCCATGACCGCCGCTGTCCCTGGCAGGCTGTACAGCTTCTCGACATCCTTATCAGAGTAGAGCCGCTCGCCATCCTCCCCGATCATGACGCGTGCCAATACCTGCACGCCCGCCCGCGCCATATCGCCGTTCTCTTTCGCCTTCAAAAATACTTGCAGGTCTGCCGCCGACATCGGCACAATGCGAACATCCCCGCCCCACTCGGGAACGGGGATATCGCGGTGCCGCTGCTCTCGTGTCTCAATTTGCTCGCGTGTGAGCAGCATGGCCCTCTCCTATAATAGCGTTGGCTTACCCGACGGCTTGAGCGTGACATTTGCCACGGCCCGACCATCGATCGGCGTTTCAACACTAAAACTCATCACAAACGCTGTCACTGTAAATGTTGCAATCACGCTGTCGTTACTCTTGACTTCAACCATCCAGTCGCGATTGCAGCCTTCAATCCAGTCGTTATAGAGCATCCGGTGTGACGTTTCGGTCGGTTGCCAGTTCACCACCATCTCGATATCATCGGCGGTTTTCAGACCACTGATAAACGTGGTAAACCCGTCCGGCGTATCGTGATGGGTTGTCTCAATCTCTGCAGTAGAGCCGCCTGGTGGATTGATCTGATTGATATATGTGACGCGTGTCCATTGTGGATTATTGGCGTCACCATCGGAGCGCCACAGCGTCGTGCCGTATGCCCAGATAGCATCCCCTGTTGTTGGGCAGTTTGCCATGATGCCCTCCTCTAGCCCTGATTAGGACGAAATACGGCAGCCTTTGCCGTTGCGGTGCCGCTTTCCTCAACCGTCAGGTACACGAGCGAGCCACCGTCAGGTACCCAACCCTCGAGTACCTCAAGTTCAAAAATGCAGAAGTCCATCCCATTGACTTCCTTGACTTTGTCAGCCTGCACGCCGTACGGGTTGTTCGTACCTTCCACGGTTGCGCTGATGGTATCGTCGCTTGATGCCGCGTCATTCCAGACGATCAACACGTCGCCTTTTTTGGCGTTGAAACTATTCGCACTGGCGCCCGTGTCCAAGTCTACCCACGCGCCGGTGGCCGCGCCATTTGCCGACGCCAGCGACGGGTACGTCCCTACGCCTTCTACTACGGTAATCGTCGCCATCTAGCCCTCCTTGTGAGCTTCTACATAAAAACTATGGTTCGTGCGAAATGGGTCATCGATATCGATGCGGCTGTCGAATGCAACCGGCTCCGCTGTTGCAAAGCCTGCTGCCAGTAGTACATCGCACAGGCGCGGCACATCCCAGACATAGCGATGCGGATCGCGTGCCACGTTAAATATAATAGCGTTAACGTAATCAATCGGCTGTGGTTCCTCCACGCCGGGAATGGCAGAGCACACGAACTGCGTAAATCCCTGCCAGTCAGACACGTCCCCACGTACATAGTCAGCGAGGAGGCGCGGCACATCTGGCAGCACGAGCCGCACGACACCACCAGGCAGTAGCGCCCGGTGGCACTCGTCAATCAGTTTCGACGCGACGGAATAGTCGAGATGCTCCAGAACGTGCGATGCATAGATGTAGTCAATGCTGTTGTTAAAAAATGGCAGCCCCTGTCGGATGTCGTGCGCCTTGACGCCTGCACGGGGCGCGCTGTCAATGTTAATCCAGCCATCGCGCACGTCGGTGCCACACCCCAGATTTACCATCACATGGCGCGGCGCGCCGTGCGATTGACGATTGAAGTAGCACAAAACTTCGTCCACAAAGCGGAAATCCTCGGGACATTGCTCGTACAATTCCTGGATAAAAATACCATCATGCACGGGCAATTCGCACCACCGCAGGTCGCCGATCAGGTCGCGGCGCAGTACGAACTGCGCTGTGTCGATACTGCCGATGCGGACGTTTTCCGGTGCGGCTTGCAGCAGACGCCGCTCGTCGGCGCGCTCCTGCGAAAACACAAACGCCCGCGCCTCCGGCTGCGCTGCGATTTCCTCTTCGAGCCGCCGAAAAAATCCCGGATGCACGCTGTTGTCATCGTCCAAAATCCAAACCCACCCATCACGGATACTGGAGAGTGCCGCTTCAACGTTACGCGCCATATCAGCCCGCCCATTGCCGGGATGTGTGGCGCCGTGTGGGTGGATGATGTAGTGCCGAATATCCAGGTTGTGTCCTTCGGCAGCGTTCAGGCTCTCGAAGATGCCCGGTAGATATCCCGGTCTGCTCAGTGCAGTGATAATGGTTAGTGTTGGGTACTCGCTCATGCCTCAATCCTGTGCATCTTCTCTTCGTTGATATCCGGCCATAGCGTGACAAACGCACCTTCCTGCATATCGATATGCCCACATACGATGGACGTATCACACACCTGTTTGATGCCTGCCATCTGGCAGTCGAATGCAAAATAGGTGTCTTGCGAGGAGTGAGCGCCTTCTCCAATGCGGTGCTCCACACGGTAGCGGATGTGTTCCAGAACGCGGCGACGAATGAGGGTAAATCCGTTGCCCTGGCCCTCGCATTCGATCACGCTGCCCCACGCGGCTCGCGCCCGCTCTGGGAAAAATGACAATGACTGTCCTGTGAACGTCACGTTATCCATCGCCGGAAACGCATTCCAACGATAGAACGGCGGCTGTCGGAAACAGTAAAGCGCATAGCCAACATCGGCGTCGTGCTCGTCTAGCGTGGCAAGCATCCTCGTCAAGGCATCCTTTTCAAACACGATATCTTGTTCGACAGTCAGTAGGTAGTCATAGTTGCCGCGCAAGCACATATCGCGAGCTTGATTGTACTTCCAGGCGATGCGTGTTTTCGCGTCGGCTATGTGTTCGTCGCCGCCTCGCAGCATCACAATGTCAGACTGGTATGCCCGGCTGTGCTGGAGTTGGAATAGACTATCCAGAGTGCGGCGATGGATGCCCGTATGGATGGGGATGGCAATCAAAACGTTAGACATAGCGACACACCACCTCTACTCCGGCATGCTGCCAGTTCTCTTGAAACCACCCGCGAATGACAGCGCGTAGCGCAATCGTTGACGCTGGCACATCTTCCGCTCGCGTCATATCAATATATGCCGTCTCGCCCGCGTTCGTTGTCTGGTACACGAGTGGCGGCTCGTATGCGTACCAGGCATCACCGTCCGAACTGTGCTCAATCTCCACTGAGACATGCCCGCCGTTCGCATTCCGCCCGATGGTGATGACCCATTTCAGGGCGTCATACGCCGCGTCAACCGGGCCGACGACGCGTCCGCTTGTGCCGTTCATCAGTGCGAATGGCTTCTGGCGTGCCACAATGCCGAGCCGCTCCAGTTGTGCTGTCGATACTGCTATCATCCCCGTCCTATGATGTAATCTTGCCGCGATACGTAATAATCCACATCCGGCTCATAACTCGCCACCTGATTACGAAGGAACACGCGCCCCACTCTGACGCCGCCCATATCGCCAGAGAAGCCCGACAACCGCTCGCGTATCTTATCGAGCAACTCATCGGCATCGATACGCCGCACACCAAACGCGCTGATCTGAATGCGCACATCATCAGTGCAGGTATCGCCCTCGTGCGTGTAGGACGGCGCGGTGCTGATGCGCTGATAGATGGCAGCAGGCAGATCGGGCTGCTGCGGTAGCCTGTCTGGATAGAGCCGCAAATCCGTGATGCTGCTCTTCAGGTATGTCCACAACCCCTGCTCAATCGATGGCGTCATTTATCGCATCCCGTAGCGCGTCCTGAATTTCCAGGTATGCATTTTCGCGTTCCTGATCAAACGCGGGCCTCAGGTACGGCTGCGCTGGCTGGCTGTAGAGCCGTCCAAGTTTGTCACGTCCGTTAAAGCCGAACTCGATACGCCGCGCATAGGCCAGGTTCGTCCCGATAGCTGCGCTGGCACTCGTGGCGCTGCTCTCACTGATCTGCACCGTGATGTCGCGGCGAAGCGTGCCAGTCTTGACAGGCGCTCTCACCTGCGCCTCGTTTTTGATAAGTTGCCCGCCGGTGAGCACCGCCGCCTCCAGTTTCGCCTGTCGCATCTCCTCGGACATGTCTAACAACTTGCGCTTAAGTTCGGGTAGTCCCTCAATTGTCACGTTGCGCTTCGCCATAAACTGCTCACTATGCTACTTCCGCCGAACCCACATAACGATCAACACCAGAAGCAGCGGCACAATCGACACCCAGTGCCGCTGAAACATTTGCATTTCGGTTGCCTCTGGATTGCGTATCCAGTCTGCCAGGATGATGAGTGC